TTTACCCTTTAATGCTATACTGAAATTAGCACTATAGGCATTATCATCTACGGCCTGTAGTCTAGCACCAGGTAAACCGTTACCTTGATCAACATAGGTAAAGTAATCAATAGCACTACCAGTACCTGCGTTGCCCGAGGTATTGATCAAGTTTAATTGTGTTTTAACTTGACCTACTGGCCCTGTATTGTTTAGATTCAAAGGAGCCGGAGTTGCGAGGCCTATAGTGTTGCTACCACCATAGATTGGACCAGGAGCTGTAAAAGAACCATCTGAGTTAAAAGTCCAATTTTTATATGTATAGGCACCTGCTGGGTGTGAATCCCCGCCTAGTCCTGCTGGCGTGTTAGGGTTCCATGTGGCTGATGGGCTGAACAGCGTGCCTGTGTTTAGATACACAGGAGTTGCACCAAATGCCGGATTTTTCAGTTTCCAGCCGCCATCGTATGTGATATAAGAGTCACTACCTGGATTATAGTTAGCAGGTATCCACTTAGGAGGTGTTATGCCATTTAATCTCGTATAGACGCCAACGGCAGGTGGCCAAACTCCGCCAGTATCTGTGATAGTTATTGTGTAGGGAGCACCTATTAATGATACACCGTCAGCAATAACATTACCCGGTAATGTTAATGTACCATCTTGTGCATAGATCCAATTTTTACGACTAACAAATTGTCCAGTGGAGATGACTATTGAACCAGTTGATGCGGCATCTTCTGCGCTGTTTAGTCTTATAGCATTCCACAATCCTGTTGCGGCATTCTCAGGTTTTTCAAACCAGTATAAATTGTTACTGCCGCTAACTCCGCCTGTGCTAATACCATATGCTGTGGAACTACTGACTGATATTCCGCTATTATACATCACCGTACTATCGATAGCGTCGCTAAAGAATACATTGCCCCCTGCGAGTGTTAAGTCACCAGTTGCGCCAAAGTTATATATTGCACCGTTGGCGTTAAACCATAGATCGGCTGTAGTTTGTAGTACACCCTTGCCGTTGCTTGCTGGGTCAAAGTTGATTGTGCCGTCAACACCTAGTGTAAAGTGATAACTGCCATTGACCAGTGAGGATGTAGTTGCAGAAGCTGTTGATACAGGGCTTGCATCAACCCATGAATTGTCAAAATAAACATAGCTACGTCCGCCTACTGTGTCATACCATAAGGTGCTGGTTGATCCAGTTGGATGTGTGTCTGATTGTATAATATTGACCGCAGTTTTTTGACTGCTAAGATCTGGGAATATCAATGCGCCATTGGCTCCTAGAACAAAATCCTTATCGTTGGCAGATAATTTAATAGCACCGGTTGAATGAACTGTTGAAGGATATGCTGGCGGTGGGCTGACTGCTAGATTAGCCGTCCACCCTGCTTGACCATGAGTTACATTGTTAAGAGTAATTGTAAAACTGTAACCAGGGATACCATGATCGGCTTCTGTGAAAGTATAGGAATCGCCACTCTGATATCCGGGATTGTCAAATCTAACAAGACTATTATCAATCTGTGTTTCTATGCTACCATCTTGTCCTACCACAAAGTGTACGTCATAAGTCCAAGCAAATGCTCCGGGATCTCCACTATGGCGAACTGGAACTAATAATGCTGAAAATGTAATAGTTGGTGGTAGATTTGGAATATTAATAGTTCCGGACTTGTCAAACCACCAAATTTTTGGTAGGAAGCCATTGCCGGCTTCAAGGTAGGCACCATCAGATTGAACATAGACCCAACTGGCATCTGCATTCATGCCCGCATATCCGGTGTTAGGTGCTGTCATGTAGGTACCGTCAGACCCGTCAGTAACAATAGTAGAATTGTTAGGCAATGTCAGTATGCCATTGGACGCTAGGTTTACAACTGCCGTGCTTGAAGTTAATTGCCAACCGTTACCAGAACCACCACCTTGTACTGTTTGAAAACTTAATGTACCGCTACCGTCGCTGTATAGATAACCTATATCTGTAGTATTGAGCCAATTTGGCTTGTTTACAATATCTAGCCAGTTTCCGCTTGTTGCCAAAGCCGCAAATTGTGGTGCATTGCCTATTTGTGTGTAATCAACTGAAGTAAGATATCCACGATCGTTAGTAAATGCAGATATTAGTGTAGGTATAACTGGTATAGTTGGCTTTCCGCTAAGATCAGCATATAACCCGCTAAATGCTACGTTATTAAAAGTTGGTTTTCCAGTTACATTACTCCAGCTCAACGATACTGATGCTTTAACTGTATCTAACGTAACTTTATAGTTTGTTCCACTGGAAACTACCGGAAATACAGTATCGCCGGGAGGATTTGTTAAAGTTTGTAGTTGACTAAATTTTATTGATGACATTGTTAGAATCCAGATGTAATTGACCAAGGATAAGGACTGTTAAACGGTTGGAATAACTGTCTGTTAACTGCTCCTTGTAGGCCGGCAAACTGCACGTATCCGGCTCCGCCATAATATGTTTCGTTTAGTGTATTTAATAGAGCATTCTCTTTAAGCCACTGTTGTACTTGCCATTGCTTATACCACGGACGACTTTGTAATAGGCATGCAACTATACCAGTGACCTGAGGACAGGCTTGACTTGTTCCACTAATCTTGTTTAAGTAAAATGTTGCAGTAGTACTGGTTGATATGTTTCCGCTTCTCTCATCAATTACAGGTGGATCGGAATATGCGGCATTGATAAATGCGCCCATGATGCCTGCTCCGGGCGCAAATATATCTACTCGAGGACCGGTATTTGAAAAACTAATCTTGTGTTCAGGAAGTGCATAACTGGTAGCACCTACACAGATGACTCCATCAGTAGCTCCGGGGGTAGTACCTCTATGATAGTAATATTTTGCATTAGCGTTATTGATCCAATAATTATTATAATCAGTACCTCCGCTAATATCACATTTCATTGCTTGATTGCCTGCGGCCGCAGTAAACACAATACCTGCTGATATACAACTGGCTATTTCTGCTTCGATTGACGGAACCCTAAGACCAAATGTTGTAGTTGATGTATTTGCGGCTGGTACTGAACCATCTGAACTGACTTGACCGTACACTGAAAGAGGACCTGTAGCAGGATACATAACACCTTGCCAGAATGTGCCAGTCATGTTAGAATATTGTATATCGTACCCCCAACTGTTATTACATACTGTGGGACGTTTGTAGCCTGTTTCAGTTGTAGGCTTGGCATTGTGCCATGCACGTAGAGTCTGTAATGCGCTCACAGGATCTGTATAGTTACTTAGATTAGGATCAATAATATTAAAGCTGTAGATGTTAGCGGCTCTTGCCCAACCTTGTGTATTGCCTGCGGCAATGCTGGCGCAGTTACTACCATGCCCGTCGACATCTCCTATCCAAGATGTAACACCTGTTCCTGGTATGATACCATAAGTTGACCAATTGACTTCAACTACTCTAGTGCCACCAGTACCGTCTGGGTTGACTGCAAATTCTGGATGGTATTTAATTATGCCTGTGTCCATCATTACAACGTCAACTCCTGCTCCATCTAAGTTCCAGCTAAATGCCGCAACTGTTGCAGTATTAACACCAAACGGCTCTATCGGACTTATGCTTCTTAACAGTCCCCAGTTCTTGTCTGTTGATGTATTTGTATAGCCAGGTTTGGCAAATGTAGCAGTAGTTAGAGTAAATGATTTAGGATGTAGACCCAAATCTGCAGGATCTCTATGCACGTCTGCGATTCTCGGATCATTAACTAATAAGCCTGCTTCTTTTTCTGTTAGATAGTATACACCGTTGTACTCGCTTTGATGCATCGGATTTTGACACACAATAGGGCGAGCGGGAACAAAATCTGTTCCTGCAGGTGCAACAAGATCTTGATGGATACTTGGCTTATGTTCAGGATCTTGTGCAACAACATAATATCTATACTGCATTTTATAGTCCACGTAAGAATGTTGCTTGGAAGTATGTGGCTGTTGAACTGATAGGCAATGTCATGTTAGCACCAGTAGTTTGGAATCCCCACGCTTCTATAAAGTCTGTACTGCCGTTACATTGTACAATCGCACTTGCTGTTACGATTACACCACTTGCGTTGTTTGCTACCTTATTACCTGCTTTGTAAGAAGCTCCGTTTTTATAAATGCTTATACCAACTAGACCAGTACCGCTACCTGCAGGTTGCATTGATGCAGACACTTGATAATAACCACTGACTAAAGGAGTATATCTAAAGTTTGAAGTAGCATCAAAGTAACCACCACTATCATATTCTTTAGTTTGGAATGTAATCTTAGTTGCTACACCGGAAACTACACCTGACTGTGCAACACTTAGGTATGCTCCCACGATCGGTCCGTATCCGACTGGTACAGGTGTCGTGCCTGTTGCAGTTGTAATATAAAAACTGGTAGCATTAATACGACCGCCTACACCCATACCACCATTGGTAACTTGTAAAGCACCCGAGTTAGTACTTGCAGAAGCTGTTGCATTATTAACCTGCAACGTGTTAGTGATCGCACCACCGTTAAAGATGGTGCTTGTTGATAGTTGTAAACCGTTAATAAAGATCTTACCAGCTACGTTTACGTCCTGACCTACGGATATACCGCCAGCTACTGCAATAGCACCGTTACCACTTGTACCAATACTTGTACTGGTTGATCCAGTAGCATTGTTGACAAATAACGCACCAGTAATAGGGCCGCCGTTAAACACTGATGACGTAGTTAATTGAGCACCGTTAAGGAATAAACTTCCGTTAATGTTAACAGGACCAGTGATACCCATACCACCTAATACGACTAGACCACCTGAACTCGTACCAGTTGATACTGTACTTGTTTGTAAAATTCTAACCGGTACCCCTGAATCACCACCTCGACGGGTAACAGTATCTAAGTTACTGGTAACGTTAATTGTAACAGTACCTGTACCAATAATACTCGCTGTACCGTTGGTTAATAAAGAGATATCATTACCTGGAGCAATTTGTTGAACACCAGTGTTTTTAATATTGTAAGCAACAACAGTTGCGGTATTGCTTGACGTTGTAATATCAATGCCAATATCTGGTATTAATATTGCTTGAGTCATTACACGGCGGCCACGATCAAACAAACCTACGTTAGTTGCAGTAGTAGATGCTGTACTATCAGCACCTGCAAATATTCTACCACCTAGATATAAATCACCGTAAACACCAATACTACCATCAACAACTAGGGCACCGGTCGATGTACCAGTTGAACCTGCAAGTGATGTAATATGAATTGGTGTTGTAGAAGTTGCGCCACGACTTACAATAGTCTGTAATGTTGAAGTGTTCCATATAGCATAAACCCCACTTGATACTAATGCTACTCGTGTATCAGTGCCGGCCTGCAATCCAGTCAATGGAGTACCTAAGTTTGCTGATGTAACCACCGGGCTACCATTTACATATAAGTTTGTACCAACCCATAGACTCTTAGCAACTCCCATGCCGCCTGCAACAATAACAGCACCCGATCCTGTCGAGTCTACTGCGTCTTGTGTTGCGTAGAACGTAGCTGTGTTATACTGTGTCAGCTGTCCTTTATTATCCCACTGTGCATACAGATTACCAGCACCATCTGACAAACTAACATAGTTGGTTAGTGTTGCAATAGCGGAACCATTATATCCGCCGATGATGACTTGAAAGCTACCTGTAGTTAAGTTAGAACCAGCGCCATAACCAATTACAGTATTGTATGAACCTGTAGTTGCTTGTAGGGTATTGTTACCAATAACAGTATTATATGAGCCCGGACGTACTGTACCGTTTTGGATATTGTAACCAACATATACGTTGTTTGTTTGTGCTACAACACTTTGATAGTTTGTATAGCCGCCTACTACTGTATTATATGCACTTGCACCAATACCTACATAAGTCTGATGACCAAACGCAGAGTTGAATGTTCCTGATACTACTCCAAGACCAGAACCGATACCAACTAATGTGTTGTTACTACCGCTGACTAATGTTGTACCTGCGTTGAAACCGTAGGCTGTGTTTTGGTCTGCGTTAACATTGATTAATGCATTGAAACCAACTGCTGTAATATATTTTGCGCCAGTGTTATTTTGTAATGCACCTGCACCGATAGCAATGTTGTATGGTTGTGCAGAACCACCAGCACCGATCAACACACCGTTGATTGTACTTGGTTCGCCTGTAATGATATTCTTACCTACACCAATGCCGCCCCATACTTGTAGCGCACCAGTTGATGTTGATGTTGCAGGAGTTGATGTATTAACAAACAATGTAGTGTTTGTAATAACCTGTCCAACTGCACGTAACTGTAGATCGTTAGCACTTGAAATAATAGTAACTGCTGTGCCTGTTGTAAAAATGTTAGTAGCACTAATAACACCGTTCACTGACAAGTTGCCAGTGATAGTAAAGTTTCCGTTAACACCAAGGCTCAATGCACCATCTTGGCTAACACTTAAACCATAACCTGGACGAACAACACCGTTAGTTGCTGTTGTTGCTGGAGGAATATTTGCCGCATTAACATCAATAGTACCGTCAACTGCGGCCGCGATTGAGTTACCAATTTTTACGCCACCGACTAAGAATTTTGTAGCAGTTGTTAATACTTGGCTAGGAACACTAACAGTACCAAATTTATCAATCTGTAGACCATAACCAATTTGGATACCACCTAATGTAGCAGTAGTAGCTGTGTTAAGAACGAATGCCGCGGCCGAACTTAATGTTCCGTCGCCTGAAATAGCCAATCCTGAGCCAATCTTAACACCACCAATAGTTGATGTTGTTGCTGTTGTCAATGCTGTTGCTTGACTGCTTAGAATACCATTGCCGTCAATTTGTAAACCAGTACCGACAATAATACCACCAATACTACTTGTGCTGGCTGGTAGCAATTGGAATGATAATGTGTTGTTAACTGCGATAGTAACCGACTTTGTGCCAGGGTTAGTTGATAGCGTTACGTTGTTACCTGCCACAAAGTTCAAACTGTCTGTTCCGCTTGTAGCTGATATTATACCTTGACCAGGAACTGTAATTTTACCAAATGCCTTAGCACTGGCATTGTCTACGTATCCCTTGGTTGCCGCATCGCTTGAACCGACAGGTGCGGCCAAGTTAGTAATACGTTTGCCTGTTAAACTCATATTACCGGCAGGAGCAACTATTAGATCACCAATTTGTGTAATAATGTTTGTAAGTGTTACATAACCAGTAAGTACGCCTGCCGCAGATATAGGACCAGGTACATTAAGGTTAGCACCATCGCTGGTAATGCTGGTAGCAGTAACAGTAGTAGTGTTAAAGTAAATGGCCATTGTGCCAGTAGTACCTTTACCTACGTTACCTGAACCACCTCCTCCACCACCGCCACTAGAGTTGAATGTAATAGTATTTGTTACTGGATCTGCTGTAATAGTTACATTGTTACCAGCTAAGAAGTTAAGAGTACTCATGCCACCCATAGCTGATAGCTGATCGTTACCAACGTTGATTGTATCAAACGCTGGGCCCATATCTAACACGCCATCTTGTGTGATGGTCAAGTGCGGACCGACCTTAACCCCACCAAGCTGATTAATAGTAGCAATAGCTACTGGAAATGTTGCTGGAAGTCCTTGAATATCTGTGTAGGCTCCTGAATATGCAAGACCACTTAACCCTGCGGTAGCATAAGATTTAATATCGCCAATTGATATTTTCTTTGTTCCTAGTGTTAATGAATCAACAATAGGTAGCGTATCATTTGCTCTTATGTTGCCTACGGCTAAGGCCGGCAGTTGTGAAATTTTAATTCCCATGTCTTTATCCTAAAATTCTATTACCATGTACCTGGAGCATCGCCTGACGCAATTGGTATTCTTACCCATTGATTAGTTGCTACACACAGATAGAAATATGATCCGTCATACGTTACTTCTCCTGGATTACCAGCATCTGTACTTGACCCTAGTGTACTAGGGCCTCGATTAGTAATCTGTCCTCCGGTAGTTCCTGCTGTAGCACTCAATACCCCGCTTCCGTCGATAGCTAATCCGTTTCCGACAATAATACCACCAACTGTTGCGTTCGACGCTGTAGTAATAACAGCGGCAGTTGTTTGTACTGTAGAGTCAGGGAATATAATTCCTCCAGAACCGTTAATTTGTAAACTACCAGCAAGTGTTAGGTTACCGTTTTTGCGTAGTAACATTTTGCTAGACCAACCTGTAGTAGCGATTGGGCTATTGTAGATACCAGCATCAAATAAATTTGCACCTACGTTACTGTCGCCAACAATACGCAAACTAAAATTTGTTGCATCAGTTGCAAGTCCAGCATTTAAGAAAGGGTTTGTTCTTAATAATAATGCGTTATTACCGACTTGACTCAAGATTGTATTATATACTCGAACTACGCCGCTGGTTGGGCGTAATACTAAATCTTCTGCGGCATTCAACGTGCCAATTTCGTTTACATTAAATGTAATGTCTTGGATACCGTTTGCTGTGTTTGTGCTAACAGTACCATCTCCTGAAATTTGTAATCCAACACCGATTTTAATTAAGCCAAGTGTGCTGGTAGTAGCGGTTGAAACTGATCTAGTGTCGATGCTGATAGTACCATCACCGCTTGTAAGTATACCTGCTCCAATTTTAACAACACCTAAAGAAACATTAGTTGCGGTAACTGTTGAGCTGAATACTGAGCGTTGTGTTATTTGTCCATTTAGGTCTGAGTAGTTAAGTACGACATCGCCAGTTCTTCCTGCAACTGAAACAACTTCGGCTATGATACCGTCAATCTTATCCCAATTGCCGCCGTTGAATAGGGCTAGGTCGCCTACGTTCCAAATTGCAATGCCATCTAAGTTAGTTGTACCTGCAAAATTTACCTTATAATAAGATCCTTTAGTTCCGGTGCTGGCTGTAAGCACAGGATGGTTTGTGTTAGCGTTCCATGTACCTTGATAATTTAACGCACCTAAAACGTTACTGGCTATTTGTGTCAACGGAACATGGCCAGTTGAGTCCAATGTTGCAATACCATTTGGTTGACCAAGTGTAAATTCATTTGCTGGAGTAAATCCAAGGGCGCCTGTTACATCACCGCTGGTTAAAGTTATAGGACCACTACGTCCATCAAACGTAGTAACACCTGCGTTAGATAGTACCCCAAACTGATTAATCGATAATCCGTTTCCAATACGCACACCGCCAACGACGTTTGCATTTGCGATAGGCAATGTATAAGCAGACGCGGCTGATATCGTACCATCTGCTGTTATGTTGATTCCGGAGCCAATCTTAACTCCTCCGATGAGCGTATTTGTTGCAGAAGTTAAACTGGCGCTGATGATATGAGTCGCTGTATTGTAAGAATACTGTATTCCATAATCACCTATGTTGGCTATGAACGCAGGAGCTACTGCGTCAATAATGGCATTGGTATTAAGACCGGAGGTTGCTCCTAAGATTTCAAAATTCTTATTAACTTTATAAAAAGCTGTGCGTAAACTATCGCCGTCCCCTTTGTTAGCAGATGTTCCAGTGTTAATTACGAGTATTGTTGCTGTTGTCATTTATTTTAATCCTGCTAATCGTTTCATTGTTTCTAAATCCTGTTGTTCAACAACAGTTTTGGTATCTTCCATTACCTGTTCTTGTACGGTATCTACAAATCCACCAGTTTGCATGGGCAAATCCAAAACAAAACTGCGTAAAAAACTCATACTGCGATCTACAGTAGGCTGAGGAATTGGTTCCGAGCGAGCTTCTTTAATCGCATGTGCGCTGGTGGCTATTTCTTGTAAAATGGTTCTTTGGCGGTTCATACAAGGTATTTATTGGTTTGAGCTCTTGATTAAACCATTGTGATGTGTTATAATTAAACGTTGTTTAACACCCTATAAATAGACATATTATGTCAGACTGTTTAATTTTGAATACGGACGGAAGCCCAGTTTCATTGCTTCCATTAAGCACGATCACATGGCAAGATGCTATCAAATATATGGTTTTGGAAAAAGCTCATGTACTTGAATGGCACGATGACTGGATCGTAAGATCAGCACGATGGGAAACTCGTGTTCCTGCTGTCATTATGGTTAAAGAATACATGAAAAAGAAAACAAGTGTTCGTTATTCCAAGCAGAACGTGTTCCTACGTGACGGGTACAAATGTCAATACTGCGGTATTGATGTTAACCGTCGCACGGCCACATTGGATCACTTGATTCCTGTATCCAAGGGCGGAAAATCAGTTTGGGATAATGCTGTATGTGCTTGTTCTAAGTGTAACAGCCATAAAGGTAATAAATCGGGCTTTAAACCAAAGAAAGCCCCTCATCGCCCTAACTACTATGAATTAGTAGAAAAGCGCAAACTTTTTGAATTTCATATCAGCCATCCTGCGTGGAAGGCGTATTTAGGCTTAGAGTCTTAATCCAATCTGGAAGCAATCTAGTAGCAGACCAACCGAGTAATTCTTTTGCTTGGTTGGTATTCGCACAGGTATCTTTTGCGTAGCCAAGTAATTCTTGCTCTGTAATAATTGGGCAATTAAAAAGAGGAGCGATTTCTGCTAAACTCCAGTTTTGTCCTGTGCCTAAATCGAAAGTAACATTCTTTGGCTTATATTTTACTGCACGAATTAGTGCATCGGCTACATCATCTACGTGGACAAAGTCTCTACGTTGTAGTCCACTACCACGAAGTAAAATAGGTTTGTTGTTTAACGCAGAGTGTAACCAATTACCGATTACTAACCCTTTATCTCCGTAGGGAGCATCTTCTCCGTAGCAGGTAAAGATTCTACAGATGGTATAACTTAGATCCAATGAGCGACTATATGCTTCTATGATCTGTTCGCCCGACTGCTTGGTCCAACTGTAAGGGTTAAGAGGACCGTCACCATTACCATAAACTGAACTAGAGCTGGCAAATACTAAGTGTACTCCGAATGTTGCGCACATCTGGGCAACGTATTCAGTTAACTCAATATTGTCTTTAATATATGCAGATGTTGATCCCCAACTTGTAGGAATCCTAGGGCGTGCCGCTAAATGTATCACAGCATCAACATCTGTGAGAGCATATTGGAACTCCCGTCTACCTTCAGGACTATTAAGGTCATAATTTGTTTTACGGTCAAAACCGTAATAACCTACATCTGCTTGGTCAAGCTGTTGGCAAACATGTCGGCCAATCCAGCCGTCGCTTCCTGTTACTATTATATTCATTGTCTGTATACAATCCTGCCTTTAGTCAGGTCATACGCACTCATCTCTACTTTAACATTGTCACCTAACAATATCTGAATGCGATTTTGTCTAATTTTACCCGATACATGGGCCAGTATTAGAATACCGTTATCTAACAATACTCTAAACATTGCGTTGGGTAGTACTTCTTCCACTTTACCTATTACGGTAATAACATCATCTTTTGCCACGGGGCTACTTTCTCCTTTATAAAATAATCTTTGTAGGTACAATAAGATCAATATTGATTACTGATCTTGTATCATAATTAATTGGATTTGAACTGGCGTGAAAATACTTACCAGGAAAACATATTGCACGACCCTTCTTAGGTGAAATGCGCTGTTTTTCGGTCAAACTTGTAAAGTCCGAGCCGTAAATCTCATTAAAAATGACAGTATCTCCATCTGATTCGTTTATATAGTATAGTACTACAACGTGACTAAATCCAGCATCAACGTGAGCTGGATTATATTTTCCAGGTTGGAAACGACGATTGTTTGTTAGCATGTTAGCTTTGATTCTGTGCAAATCTGGAGACTTGATAGAAAATTTATCTATAGCCGTGTATATTAACGGTTTGATAAAATCAAAGTGTTTATCAGCAGTTTGAACTTGGCTGTGATAAAATAGATGTGTGTATTGATAAGAATCAATTGTATTCTCATCTACGAATAATTCGGGTTTGGCAGTTTCAACAGTATAAATGTTAGATGGACCAAAATGCCAATCGAAGGTATAGTCGATAGACATTTCTTCTATGGCATTTTGGTATGTTGGCGATACTAGATCGTCAATTACTACAATATCTGTCAAATCTTCTCACCTGCTGTGAATCCACGGAATCGCAAGAATCGTGGAAAGCGCAAACTGTAGGTACCGTCTTGATTTTGGGTAATAGCATCAGCACGGACTTCAACTACCTGTCCGTCTACTTTACATGACCAAAACTCGTCACGATCTTCGTCTGTGAAGCCAGATCCAACATTGACCTTGATCAATTTGCCATCTTCAGTACCTTCGCATACCAATGCACCCATCTTGCCCACATTGCGGCCTGTGCCTTCTTCAGTTTCTTTAACAGTAAGGCTAACTTCAATAAATGGCTTTTGTTTGAGCCAGCTGGTACTGCGTTTGCATTCGTACGGAGCATTAGGATCTTTGATCATAATGCCTTCAAAGCCTTTAGCAATAGCTTCTTTATTAAATTCCTTAAATTGCATCTCTCCTACATAGCCGTCAAGGTCTACTTCAGTTTGTGAGATAATGTCAATGTGACCGCACTTGTCAAATACTGTTTTAAATGTGTTCAACAATGTGCTACGGCGGCGCTGGCCCATTACAGACTTGCCCTTTTGAAATTCTGAAAGAGGAACGATATCAAACAACATAAGACGAGCGTCTTGTGCTTGTACATCATCCTTGCGATGTACTTGTTTCATCAGGTCCTGAAAACTCTTGCTGACTACTTCCCCGTCGAGAACATAGCTTCTACCAATGTCATCGATGTTAGCCAAAATGCTATCTGATATGTGGCTAAAGTTTTCCAGCACTTTACCATTTCTTGTGTATTGAACAACGGTTCGAGCTTCATAGTTGACAACGGTGATACATCGTACTCCGTCCAACTTTGGTTCGAGCAATTTAACACCCGTAATTTTCTTCTCATGGTTCGCTCCATCATGGGCAAGCATACATTCGAATACAGGGACAGGATCGATGCTTGTACCTTTTACTGCTTTATTTACAGTCTTTTCGCTTACACCACAACGCAAGTCCTTGATTAGAATACGACGATACCAATAGTTCCACTGATCTTGTGTGCTTGCACCAAGCGCCAGTTCAATAGCATCTTTTGCATCGTTGCCAGTTAGTTGGCGAGTATACAACAAGTGAGCAAGTTCTTTAAATGCTTCGTACGGAAGTCCTTGACCATCTGGCCCCGAGTGTGTAGGAACTTTCTTAACACCAAAGGTAATGTAATTGTTCAGAGCAAGATGCACACCTGCAAAGAATTCAACGTTACCTGCTTTGGCTTCGCGTTCAATAATGGCTTCTTTGGCCAAACGACTATTGTCTGCTTCAAGTTCTTTAATGATGTTATGCATGGTTACCTTTCTAAGTGTATAGTTAAATTATAGCACTCTTTTACCAGTTTGTCAAGACTTGTATGCTCAAATCTGAGTCTAAACCGTTGGTTAAACGCACTTTTCCACACACTTTGGTTGCATAAGTCATTGTAAAAGTTGAACGAATAGCGCCTTTTTCGGTTAACCAATGCAGGAAAACCTTGCAGTTTGGGCTAGGAACTAGGATGGCTTCTTCGCCAAAATCATAGTCCAAAACGCTTCTAGCGCCTAGTTGTATAGTTTTTGTTTGTAGTTGTTTGTACAGCATTAGAGTAAAGGAATCCAGTGATTTTCCCATGCACGATTATCAATAAACTCACCGGGGACAATATCAAACGCAATAGTGATGCGTGGTCTGTCTTTAATTTTCCAAGGTATGTTTCTATGTAGGTCATTGCTACTAGGGCCCATGATCAGCATGTTGTTTCTACCTATTACATCAATCAGTTCATATTCATCATTGTGTTCTAGCACACCTTGATATTGATCTGCTACATCTCTGCTTTGTTTATAATACTTAGGCTGTAGAGCATAGGTAGTTTTACTTACATCAACATCCAAGCAGTAGTACCCATGCCATGCCTGCATGTGTTCAGGCCAGTGGTGGTGCCACCCAATGCTTTCAGCACCTTTTTCATAAACATTGATCCACGCCTGCATATAGTGTATCTTGTTAGTTGTCCTAGTGTCTTGCCAAAACTTGCTTATTTCTTTAAACAGCTCCCACAGTGGTTGTGCTGAAAACATAAACACGTTGTATTTTTCAAATGTCTTTGTAGTGCCTTTGAAACCATTGGATTCTACAGACTCTTCTGGATAACGAAGTTTAACCGTGTTTGCGGCCATTAGTGTTGCCGCCATTAGGTTATTGAGATCTAGATCTAACTGTTTTATTTTAAAATAGCCCGCCGTCCATTCACCCTGGACTGAAGCTGGAGCCGCATCCGCAGGTTGTTTGAGCGTTGGGGTTTTTAATATTAAATTGTGATCCATTTATATCTTCTTTGTAATCGATTTCAGCACCTGTGAGATACTGCATACTCATAGAATCTACTACTACATTATCAAATTGAAAATCATCTTCATTGAGTGTATCCTCTATGGTAAAACCGTATTGCATACCACTGCATCCGCCACCTTGTACAAATGCACGGACATATTTGCTTCCATCTTCTAACAAGATGTCTGCTATTTTAATCTTTGCAGATTCTGAAATAGTAATCATAGTATAATTCTTCCACCAGTATTTAAGTTAGCATCAATAGCTTCTATAGTTTTCTTGTTCTTCACAGGATCAGTAAAATAATTGTAGCCAAACTTTTTATCAATTAAGTTTAAATGGTATCCACTAAACACCCAACCTTCTGCATAGTGCGGTAACCCCATTTGGTTCTTACTATAACAATCAACTAATGCTCGTTTAAAGTTCTTGCTTTTCATTAAATGGGCAGTAGTGCGCTCTTTTGCCATATCCCAGAATGGTGTATCAAATGTGCTACCACCGTGATAAAAGAAACAAATCATGTCTTCTAGCTGTTGGGCATAGTCTACAAATCGCTCATTTAGCACAGCTTCTGTAATGTTGCCCTTGAGATATTCGATGAATATATAATTGGTATAAACATAAAAGTAGATACTGCTGGCGCTGATAGGTTCAAAGAAAATAGCACGGTTTCCGTTCTTGAGTATTCTGTCTTTGTATACAGTTTTAGCATAATAGCTTTTAAACTCGTATTCTATCTGTCCTTCTACTCTTCCTATGTTGTCAACATCTATATTGAATATCCGAGCAATATCTTCATAGGCTTCTTCTCTAGTAGTAACAGTATCATTAAACAGATATCCGTATGTTCTTCGATGCTTTAACGGAATGCCAAACATCCAACCATTGGCAGTCGCACGGTGTTCAGTATATTGCCAATCACCGGGTTTATATTCTGTATGTATGATGCCGTGATTTAAGGGCAAACTGTCTACTATATTGTAATCTGTATAATCTTTAGGAAAGCCCCGTGTGTCTACCACATGATCAAAATGATGGACAACACCGTCGACTATAACATCTGCACCGTCTCCCGTACTAACAATATCGTCTACTAGGCCTTCCACAGTTTTAAACTTTAGAGGAAAGCGTTCAGCGATACGAGGAAATACGAAATCTTTTAATTTGAAATTATTAATGTGTATAGCAACGCCGCCATCGAGTAACGGATTAAACCAGTCGTCTGCCCGCCAGTCTATAAACTTATTGCCAAATTTCAGTGTACTGTCCATAGCATCTAGATCATCCATGAAGCTGAATCCGCATGCCTGTTCTAGTACTGTTATTAACCCACTATTAGTGCTTTCGCCAATGCCTAATATTTTTGTGTTTGGATCATATATGCTAACGATTTCAAATCCATTGGGTACGTTTGCACACAACTGGGCGGCTGAAATTACTCCGGCAGAACCTGCACCAATGACAGCTATTTTCATTTATGTTTTTCTTTGTAATCTGCCACTGCGGCTTTGATAGCATCTTCTGCTAGAATTGAACAATGTATCTTTACAGGCGGGAGTGCAAGCTCTTCTGCGATTTGCGAGTTTTTAAGGTTAACAGCATCATCAATATGCATACCCTTAACCCACTCTGTAACCAACGACGAACTGGCGATTGCTGAACCGCATCCATATGTCTTGAAACGAGCATCTCTAATAATACCATCTTCGTCTACCTTAATTTGTAATTTCATAACGTCACCACAGGCAGGCGCACCTACCATGCCGGTACCAACATCAGTATCGTCTTTTGGAAAATTACCAACGTTGCGAGGATTTTCGTAGTGATCTATCACCTTTTCTGAATATGCCACGTGTTCTCCTGTACTAAATATGAATACAATATTTATTATACAGCAAAATGGTTATTTTAACAACTGAAGCCACTAAGAAAATCAAAGAAAACTTGAAAAAACGTGGTAAGGGCGTTGGTATACGTATAGGTGTTAAAACTACAGGGTGCAGTGGCATGGCCTATGTATTAGAATACGTAGACAAATACGAAGCCGAAGTAGGTGTAACTAATTACGCTCAAAGTGACTTTGTTGTATTAATTGATCAAAAGAATAACCCATATTTGGATGGCATGACAATAGATTGGGTCCGACGAGGACTTAACGAAGGTTTTGACTTTATTAATCCAAATGAACGAGATCGCTGTGGATGCGGCGAATCTTTTAGAGTTTAATAGGAAAATAAATGGCGTCGAGTAAAATTACAAAAGATACCTTCAATGCTATACAGGTTAAAATAGCTTCTATTCTAGGAGCACCCGACTCAGGTATAGTAGATTTAGGATACAATCTAACTGTTAGCAGTTCTCAGGTACAAACTGGTGCGATAGTTTACGGTGCTGACGTAAACCGAGCTATCGGAGATCTTAATACTATCGTACAACACCAGACAGGCAATCAAACAGACTTGTCATTGTTTTCTCCCGGACAAATAATTGGCATAGACGATCTGACCCAATTTTCATCTATCACTACATCTGCCGTTACAAATCGTAATAAAGTAGGACCATCATTGTTAGCAGTAACCGCTTCTGATTCTTACAGCAACGGCGATACTTGGAGTACATCAAGACAACATAGCGCAACACTAGATTGGGGAAGCAATGCTAACTTTCGAGGGTGGGCCAACTCGGGCGGATTCATATCAGTGTCGGCTGGGTTTTCTGGAGGCAGTGGTACACCGCAAACAGGCGCATGGGCAACCTTGTTAAACTCAGTAGGAACTATTGTAATTTCAGGCGATGCCGCTATCCAAAACAACAACAGTCGAGCAGGTACTTTTCCTAACGGCGGTTTATATAATATAATACAAAATGGACAGTCTCCAGGGCACGATGGTCTCATGTTTAGACTGTTATCTACCGAAGCGCACTATACATCCAATGCTTATGCTCTTACTGTAAATCCATACCCCTTAGGTAAAGGAGTATTTGACTGTACAGGTTTTACAATAACAGCAACATTGAATGATCCACATACTGCACCGGCACATACAACTGATGACTATGTTGATTCTTTATTTTCATGGTCTGTTAACACTTACTATGCCTACGCGGCACAAGTACCGGCAGTAGCTGGTACAACTAATTCTATAACATAAGAGAAATAATATGGGAAAAGTATTCGCATCAGATTGGAATCCTTTACAGTCAACGATAGCCGGTGTAATGGGAACGGCTACTGACCTAAGCAAGGGTTGGGGTAAAGCCAGCAGTATTACCAGTAGTCAGGTTAATAGCTCACTTCAAATTAATCATACTCATTACAATGCACTAAAAACTGACATTGATTATTGCTATACACACATCACAGGGTCGGCATCAGCATTGCCTACTAGGAATGCTGGGACGCAGATTACTCAGGCAGATCTAACCAACATCTCAGCGGCGGCAACTTATATTAACACTTATAAAACATACGCGGCCGCATCACAGCTGACCACATCAAACATGTTCAGTAACACACAAGCATACACTTGGACAGCTACATTGGGTGCAACTTATACGTTCTCATGGGCAAGCGTAGCTGAATTTAACGGTTTTTGGAATGCAGGTGGACAAGTTTATTGGAATGTGTCTAGATACGCAGGCGCCACAAATTCACAAAATCAAAGCTGGACAAACTTATTATCAAACGCTGGGTTTTTTTATATTAATGCTACAGCAAGCGGACAATCGGGTAACACGTGGACTGGTACAGTTAACAATACTTCAGGCATCAGCGGATTCAGTGTTATACCGGTAACATTTATTCAAGTATATGATCAAGACACAAACTATACATCAAATTATTATAGAGCAAGTGTGTGGTTAGACAATACTCCCGGATCGGCAAAGACTATGAATATTCAAATATTACTTGTTGATGCTCATACTCCTGTAGGAGCAGGACCAGACACCATAGATGGTAACTTTGCAGTAACTATAACTCAAAAATATCCGTACACCTATGCGGCAGGTGCGGCAACTTCCTCAAACGGAATCCTGACCTAAGGAATAACATGAACGAATTAATTGAATATATTGTAATTGTACACAACATTGAAGACAAACCAGCACTACACGACGAAATTATAAATTCCGGCGGTAGCGAATGCGTGCCTGATCGAGCTGTTGATTGCTGTTTAAATCCAACTGCCAGTCGTTCCACTCATTACATGATGACTGAAGCAGAAGCTGAATTATTAAGGCAAGATCCAAGGGTGTGGGAAATAACTAGAACCATGAAGGATTTAGGAATCGAAGCTGTACCTGCTGGCGGTTACACACAAACTTCTAATTTATGGAGTAGAGGTTATACAACTGCTCAAGGAGACAACAATTGGGGCATCTTAAGGGCAGTGGAAGGTGTTCAAAGATTTCAGTGGGGAAGTGACAGTCCTCAACAATTATTCGATGTATCAGCAACTGTGAATATTCCATTTAGCGGCACTAACGTTGACGTAGTAATTGTAGATGGCCACGCTGATCCGGCGCACCCAGAGTACGCGGTTAACTCGGATGGTAGTGGTGGGAGTCGGTATAATCAATTTAACTGGTTAAGTCTTAGTAACGGACTTTGGGGATCGACTAACGGCAATTACATATACACCCCATATCGTCAATCCCAAGGAGCGACCGCGGCCTTAGAATCCAACAATATGCACGGTTCTCACGTCGCTGGCATTGCATGTGGTAATACTAACGGTTGGGCAAGGGGCGCCAACATCTACAACATATATCCATATGGCAATGATAGCAATCCTTTTAACTTTACCACTAATCAGTTTATTAACGGATACTTTTTTGAGTACATAAAATATTGGCACCAGAACAAGGCGGTTAACCCTGCGACTGGTACTAGAAATCCGACCATTATAAACAACAGTTGGGTCATTCAAAAAGTTATTGATATATCTACTATCAGTTCGGTTACCTACAGAGGAACTACTTACACAGCACCGTCGGGCGGATTTAGTGTAGCTACCCTTAATGGTTATGGTTTTCCAACTTATAGTAATACTCAGGTTAGAATACTATACCGATATCCTGCATATGAATCACAATTACAAGACTGTATTAATGCAGGAATCATAGTAGTCAGTGCCGCTGGTAATTATTCTACAAAGATAGCCAGAGACGATCAATCTACAACTGATCCTGATTATAATAATAGTCTTGTAACTTCTGGAACGACATATTACTATAATAGAGGAACATTTACTACAGTTTCTAATGGTATTGTAGTTGGTGCTCTAAGTTCTTCCTACATTGATATTAAATCAGGATATTCTGAAACAGGTCCTAGAATCGATGTATGGTCTCCTGGTTCTTACATTACAAGCTCAGTTTTTAATAATACCACTTACAGCGGTGCCGTAGCCGATGCTAGAAATAGCAACTATTATCAAGTTAAGATTAATGGAACATCAATGGCGAGTCCTCAAGTTACAGGACTATTAGCATGTTTATTAGAATTGTTCCCAACAACTACTCAAGCAGATGCACAACAGTACTTAATCGACCACGGTAAAGAAGGCACTATGCAGGACGGCGGTTATAACGTTGTCAACCCGCTGTACGACACCGGACTACTTCAAGGTGCACCAAATAGAACATTGTACGCATACTTTCCTCCAGCACCATCGGCAACTGTCGCATTGCCTTCAACAACTATCAAAGCAGGAACTGTAGCAAAATTTACTCCCGTAATTGGATCGGGAGGTGTTGGCCAACTTGTTTATACTATTAGTCCTTCGTTACCGATGAGCACATTAAACGGTACTGCACAATGTTGGATCGAGGCCATCCCCGGAAGAACTGATGTAGCATACTTTCATTTAGTATCTGCAACGCCAGTCGGTAACTTTAAAGTAGGGGACGGGATTTTTGGAGCAGGGATAACAGATGGTTCAGTGTTACAATTTCCAACAGATTCAGGCAAGCTAACCTGGACCATCTCGCCTGGCTATACTTCTAACGTAGGTAGTGCTGGCAGTCCTGTTTATTTTGATACCGGCCTACATATAAATTCCAAAACTGGTGAGATCACAGGAAGAACAACAACTACTCAAGGGGCAACTACTTATACTGTTACAGTCACTGGCGGTGGTGTGTCGGCAACTGCTCAGTTCAACCTAGCAATAACCAGTCCTATATCATATCACCAGACATATGATGTGCAGTACGGATCAGATCCTATTCAAACTTGCGACATCTTTCAATTAGATAGTGGTGCTCCAAAAGGAGTCATAATTTGGGTTCATGGCGGTGGTTGGGTCGGTGGAGCAAAATCTTCGTCAACTTTTACTACAAGCCAAGGAGGATATTGGATTAACGATGACGATCAAATAAGACAATTAGTATCTAAAGGTTATATTGTTGTTAACTGTAACTACCGAATGGCCACTACTGACACAAATTATATTCCACCGGGAGGCAGTGTTGGAAATTATCATCCCGCCGGAGCTGATGATATTGAAACTATTCTAAGATTTTGTACTATACAAAATGCCGGTTCTTCGTATAATAGTTTATGGAATCAGATAGTATCCGCGGCCAACACATATGGACTTATTCTAGCAGGAGAAAGTGCTGGAGGACATTTGGTGGCGTATGCTGGTATGAAATATATCTATGATTACGGACAAGGTCCGATTACTGCAATATGTCCTATAGTCGGGCCGATGGACTTAGACTATGTTACTCTAAATGATGGAACTATCACGCAGACTGCAAAAGATATTGTAAACAATTATGTAAACAGTACAGGTAACAGCACAGCATTACAAGCGGCTTCGCCTAGGTACAAATACGGCACAAATAGCAGTCCTGGTACATGGCACAATGCTGTAAAGAACTCTAGTGTTAAATTTATTTTCTTTAATAATATAAATGACACATTAGTGCCTGCGATTCTTACTGACAATTTTATTAATACTCTACAAGCAGAACTAGGAAACAATAGAGTAAAGTATTTTAAATTAGATGAGGGGGGTGATTGGGCGGCCGCTAATATTGCATATCCTAATCACAATCTAACCAGTCAAATTTCAACTCTTGCAGAAAGAGGGGCCGTTATAGGCAATACAATAACTGCTTCGGTTTTAGTCCCATCAAAACTAGGCACAGCCGGAACTCTGATAACTGGATTTATTCCAGTATCGTTTATTGGTGGCGCCGGAACTGTGACTTACAGCATTAGTCCAAGTCTTCCGGCAGGGCTAAGTTTCAATACATCAAATGGAGCTATTTCCGGAACTCCAACCGGAGCTCTGCAGACAACCACATATACTGTTACAGGGACAGATGCTACCAGCAATACGGCATCTGGTACTTTCACATTATCGATACAGTCTGCACCTGTGCAAGGATCATCAAACGCTGTAAGTCACAGTGACTGGAATCTTTTGCAAGGGAAAGTAACCGCAGTTCTAGGTGCGCCAAATAGCGGAACCTTAGACGTAGGTTGGAATCAAAGTTATACAAGTAGTGCAGTAAACACTAATGATAAGATCACTGGTATAGAATACGATCAAATCGCCCAAGACGTTGACAAATGTTATCAACACATTGCTAACACAAGATATCAACCTATATCTAGGGTTCCTGTGACTACAAAATATTTGGTTACACAATCTGACTACAACGGATTAAGTGCCGCGGTTGATTACACTTACACTAATAGAAATACAGTCGCTCCAACTAACCTAACTTTAAGTACATGGTCTGCACATAGCGGCAATATTACCTTTGATAGTGGTCACGGCTTCCGTTATCAAATTGATTTCGCAAATAATGCCAGTTTTAGAAGTTTCTGGAATGGTGGTGGATATATAGCATGGAATTATAGCTTTGTTCCTTCAGTTCAAAATCCAATTAGTCAGGGATGGGCAGACTTACTCAGCGGTCAAGGGGCTTTCAAACTCACTAAGGACTCCTTCAGTCAATTTGGTCAATCTGGGTCTTATCCTGCAACACTAAATCTCACTGGTGGGGTTTATGGCGGAAACATGTTGGTGAATCCAGATTTAATAGCTACACCGGGCACTCCTTTCACAGCTAGGGTATACGAAGCGGATGCACATTATACCGGCAGTTATTTTGCCATGTGGCTTGGATTAGACACTTCTGATTTATTCCAAGCCAAATCTATTATAGTAATTTCAGCTATACTTAATCAATACACCGGAACAGGAGGTTCTAGTATAACTTCATCTGGTAATGCCGGATTGACACAGTCGCTTGTATATCCTTTCAATATTCAACCCACAGGCCAGACTCATGCGTATAATTATATAGACGGCGTACAACATTATTCTGTGTACTATCCAGGAATAGAGCCGTCAAATTAATTGAAAGGTTGAAATGGACGAAAGATTGGTTAAGGCATTAGAACATGCTGATTATAGACAAACTCTCGGAATTGAAAGACATCGGTTAAAAGACAAAGCACACGCAGAACTTGTTATAGGTTACTGCGGTGGCATGTTCACAGTTGATCGAACTCTAATTGGTTTTATAAATTCTATCAAAGAATACGGGTCTGCTGTTATCCTTGATGATAACGGATATCCCGTAGAAATTGAAGACTTAGAGGATTTCCAATCTCGTGTAGTTAGTACGTATTTTGAAGTTACGAACAGATACCTAACAGACTATAAAGCAATTAAACAAAAACGAACTGCGGCAAAACTGGTAGACCTATGAATCAGGGATGCTGTATTTTTGCCTTTGACGGCGATATTGCTTATGGCCTACAAGCAGTTCTTGCGGCTGGTCTAGTCAACAAACATCTTAATATACCAGTAAGTCTTGTAACAGATAAGATTACACTGGAAAAAATTGATCCTAGCAACTTCGATCAAATCATTGTAACTGAAATTGAAGATACTGGTAATTCACGTGTCTTGTCCGGAAAACAAATTGCATTTAAAAACATAAACAGAAATAGAATCTATGATCTTACCCCTTATGATCGTACACTATTAATTGACAGTGATTTTCTAGTATTCAGTAATAGACTGAAAGAGTACTTAGATAGTGATTATGATTTCATGATTTGTGAAAATATGAAAGACCTATGTCCTAATAGGCCCGGTAGTAGTGTTTCATTTAGTCCGCAGAGTCTTCATATGCTTTGGGCAACAAATATCATATTCAATAAGACTCCTGAAAATAAAATTCTTTTTGATCTAGTAGATCATATTAGAGAAAATTGGGCATGGTATGGAACACTCTATCAGTTTGATACTAGAAGGTTTCGCAATGACTATGCATTTACTGTAGCATGCCATGTTATGGGAGGCTTCGGAGCTGAAAAATATTATACAGCTTTACCTAGTCCTATTTTGTTTAACGACAGAGATTCTTTGTTAAAAATAACAGACACTGGTTTAACTTGGGCAGTAAGTGATCAGAATATACTTGTTAAAACAACTAATCAAGATATTCATATGATGAATAAGATTGAGTTGCTAGAAAAAATAGACGCATTGGTTAACTTACATGATTGAAAAACTATTAGATAAAGGCTATTTTATGATAGCTAATAATGTTAAAGAAACAAATTATATCAGGCTGGCCTATATAACTGCTCTAACTATAAAATTAACCCAACCAGAAGGGTACAACAATGTAAGTGTTGCTACAACAAATGTAAAAAGTGTACAATCTCTAAAACTATCCTGGGTGTTTGACGACATTATAGATTACGAAGGGCCTAAAGGAATGAACGCTAGATCACGGGCGTATGAACATACTCCTTACAAAGAAACAGTATTCATCGATGGTGACTTCTTGTTCCTTAACGATGTTAGCCACTGGTGGACGCACATGCAGAAACACGACCTATGGTGTGCAACTCGTCCTATGACATTCCGGGGCGACACAATGACCAGCAAATATTATCGACAAGTTTTTATTGATAATGATCTACCAGATTTTTATTCTGGCTGGTTATATTTTAAACAGAGTAGAGAAACTTCGAAGTTTTGGGATATAATGCGGGCCTTAACTGATTATCCAGAAACTTGGAAAAATCAATTGACTAACTGTAATTTTGAAAGTATACCTACTGACGAAGCATGTGCATTAACCGCAAAAATGTTAGATATGGTGGAAGATATGAGCGACCCAACATTGCCATTTCCTAGGTTTACACATATGAAATCTAGATCACAAGGATTTGGAGAATCAGCATCTAACTGGACTGACTACATTGCCTTTCATTACAATAAAGATTTCAATGTAAAGATTGGACCATATCATCAACAGGACATCTTACATTACACACAAAAAAATTTAATCAGTGAAAACCTAGTTAATATGTTAGAGGAGAAAGTATGGAACAAATACAAAGACATTATGTAAAATTTAATTCCTCTACACTTGACATACAATCTATAGGAGCTCACTATATAGAGGATCCTAACTGTTCTATAATGGAAGTTCAGTGGGAATTGATAAAAACATTTTTTGTCGATTTTAAAAATATAAACGAATATTATCCGTTGATTGAAAAAAATGCAATAACAGGATTTAGACGTAAACGTATGTTCACCAGCAGGATCGTAAAAAATGACGATCTTGAAACTGTTAAATCTATTCGATCTTACGAAAATTTTATAGCAGATTGTGCTATAATTGTACACCTGAATGATGATGTCCTAAAACTGCACTACGATCAACATCATTTTGACAGTTTAACCAATCAAGAAAATATTGAAAGATTGACATTGGTCAAAGAAAAAGTGTATAATGTGCATATTACAGAAAAAGGCAATCCATATAATCTGTATGATACTAAAGAAATTCAGTTGAATGATTTTATCAACGGAGTACCTATAGAATTAGATTATACAGGACCAAATCCAATATCAGTTTATGTCATCTCTAAAGATTAATGAATTAGATTGCATATTCATCTCGTATGATGAACCAAATGCAGAATTAAACTACGCTAGGTTATTGCAAGAAGCACCTTGGGCTAAACGTGTACATGGTGTTAAAGGTAGTGACGCTTGCCATAAGGCCGCGGCTGATCAAAGCGAAACTGAATGGTTCGTTACGGTAGACGCAGACAATATTGTAGATCCTACATTCTGGGACATTGAACTAAACTTAGATGATTATCCAAATGCCCAAGCATTTAACTGGCCGGGACGTAATTGTATTAACGGACTACGCTACGGTAATGGTAGCATCAAGGCTTGGCGCAGGGAGTTTGTGTGGAACATGCGCACACACGAAGCCGCATTAGAAGAAAAAGGACAAGTAGATTTTTGTTGGGAAACAGGTTACTATCCTTTAACTAAATCATACAGCGAAACAATTATAAACACAACACCGCTACAAGCATGGAGAGCAGGATTCCGTGAAGGTGTAAAAATGTGTTTAGATCGAGGTATACGACTTGAACAAGGTAAGCCGGCAAAAGAAGTAATCTGGTGGGAAAATCTACACAGGCTAAAACAATGGCTTACACTGGGCGCACATGTAGAAAATGGTATGTGGGCTATTGCCGGAGCTTGGGAGGGCGTGTATCGAACTATGTGTACCGATTGGGATATTACACACGTTCGAGACTTTGATGTATTAACAACAATGTTTAATGATCAAGCAACAACTGATCCACGTTGGATTGTTTGTATGTACAAAGAAAAAGTACAAGACTTTATTGATGTTCCTGTACTCGATGCCGACGTTAGTGCATACGTAGTACATACTTTTGACGAATTTTATAAGCTCAATCGTGTATGATTTAATTTTTATCAGTTACGGAGAACCAACTGCTGAAGAAAACTATCAGCGTGTTAAGTCGCGGTTCCCATTAGCTAAACGTGTTAAGGATGTCACAGGCATACATCAAGCGCATATAAAAGCGGCACGTATGAGCTTTACTGAAATGTTTTGGGTCGTTGACGGCGATGCACAAATATTAGATTCATTTAACTTTGATTACAAAGTACCAGAATGGGATTTAGAATGTGTGCATGTGTGGCGCAGTCGCAACCCGCTTAATAACTTAGAATACGGATATGGAGGAGTTAAACTTCTTCCAAAGAAACTTACTCTAGCAATGGACTTGACTAAGCCAGATATGACTACCAGCATCAGTACCAAGTTCAAAGCAATGCCGGAGGTTAGCAACATCACAGCGTTTAACACAGATGCATTTAGTACATGGCGTAGTGCATTTAGAGAATGTGCTAAACTATCTAGCAAAACTATTGATGGGCAGGTAGATACTGAAACTGAAGATAGGTTAGATGCATGGTGTCAGCTTAACACAGATGTGCCATTTGGCGCACAGGGATATGCAGGAGCACTGGCTGGCAAAAAATTTGGCCTTGAGAACAAAGCCGAAATAAGTAAGATTAACGATTACACGTGGTTAAAAGAACAATATGAACTGGTTTATAAGAATATTAACAACTCCTTGGCAATGGTATAAAGATCGCCAGAGAATTAAAGAATTGCGCAAACGAGATCCATTCATTTACAAATGATTACTTGGGGGATATCGGCTAACAGTCATAATGCGGCAGTTGCCGTGTTTGACAACGACCGGCTGATATTTGCTTCTGAAACTGAACGCTGGTCGGGCATTAAAAATGATGCTCATTTAGATCACAACTTACACTACTATCTCCATACCAAAACCTTAACACCTAGTAAAATTATTTGGTATGAAAAGCCTTTACTAAAAACACTTAGACAGCTAGAAGCAGGACAAGGGTTGAATCTAAAAGAAAACAATATTAGACAATACATAAAAAAACATTTGTTTTCTTTACCAATAGAATACGTTAGCCATCATCATGCTCATGCGGCCGCAGGATATTATACATCAAAATTTAATGATGCGTGTGTGTTAGTCATTGATGCAATAGGGGAATATGAAACACTTACTATTTGGCACGGCTCTGGAGATAATCTAACTAAAGTATACAGTTTAGACTACCCAAATAGTCTAGGACTTTGGTACAGCGCAATGACTCAGCGTTGCAGATTAAAACCAAATGAAGAAGAATATATCCTGATGGGTATGGCCGCATACGGAGATCCTAAAAAACATTTTAATAGAATACTTCTAGATTTCTTTCAGTTTCCTAATGACGATTACAATCATTTATTTCGACTGAGACAAAATTTACACAAAGGCTGTCTTGACTGGGCACCCGAGTTGTCTACAGAACAGGATATGTTTGACATCGCGGCCGCAACACAGGCAGTATACGAATTAGTATTTGAACGAGTATTACAGTATGCATTACAAACAGTTCCAAGTCAAAATTTAGTGTTCATGGGTGGCTGTGCATTGAACTGTTCGGCAAACCCTATAGCATACAAGTATTTTAACAAAGTATGGATAATGCCTGCGCCCGGAGACAGCGGAAGTGCTATCGGTGCGGTGCTGGCCAAGTTAGGAAAACATATAGAATGGACGGGTCCTTACTTAGGACATAACATAAGCACAAGACATAACAACCGCAACATATTGAACGAATTGTTAACATCCGGAATATGTGGTGTAGCTAGAGGTCCTGCAGAGTTCGGGCCTAGAGCATTAGGAAATAGAAGCTTGTTGGCAGATCCTAGAAGTATCAAGATAAAGGAACGAGTAAATGACATTAAACAACGACAGCAATTTAGACCATTTGCGCCAGCGATTCTGGAGGAGTTGGCTCATTATTACTTTGATATCCCTGGTAACGGCAGTAGTCCTTATATGCAAATGGTCGCTCGTTGTAGGAATCCTGAGTTATTTCCTGCTATCGTTCACGCTGACGGCAGTAGTCGTGTACAGACTGTATCAAAGCGAGACAATCCCGAGTTCTACGAATTATTAGTAATGTGGTATAAAGCAACTGGATGCCCAATGCTGTTAAACACCAGCTTAAACATTAAAGGTAAGCCGATGGTTAACGACCATGAGGATTGCGAGGAGTGGGAGAAAACTTACGGGGTTAAGATTTTTAATTAGCCCAACCAAAAGATTTTATCAGAATCTTTAAACTGCTGTCGTCTGGTAAATTATCTGAGACTAATTGTGAAAATTCTCGATCCTGGCTAGATTGAGCTCCAATTACTTCCATGATTTCGTAACTAGACATCCAAAGCACTCTCGGAAGTTGAACGATTCTTTTAGATATAGAAATATCTCTTTCCATCACGGCCGCAACTTGACGGCGAATATCTCCGCTTTGTCCAAATTCGCTCTCTAAGGCCGCAGGTGCTGTTGATGGATCTAAAGCAACACCTCTAACAAGAGCAATTCTATTTTCATCTTGTCTTAATTTTTCTGCTTCGTTTAATCGAGCCTGCTCTTCAGTTAATTGCTTTTGCTCAAGTAACAGTTGTTCGTAGGCGTTGAATGCTTCAATAGCTAATCGTTGTAACTCAGCAGTAGTGTGTTCTGCCTTTTCAAGATTTAACTGCTCTTCTGCTAACTGCATAAAAGCTTCGTGACGTGTAGTCCCTTCGGCTATTATTTGATTAGTAGTTAGGGCTTCGTGTACATCTGAAGAATAATCCTGTGGTACATCGTAGCCTATGCTTCCAAATCTAAACAAGTTACCGTCTATGTTAACCTCTGAGTATCTTGATCCAGTTCCGTCTTCAGTTAAATTTCTTACAACGTACAATAAATCATAAGGAATTTTACAGGCATAAATTTCCTGGTCATTTTCATAAATCTTATATTCAATTAATGATGTCGATACGTTGTACATAATGTTATCTCGTTGGTATGGTAATTTTTGTATTTGGAAAAAGATTGCTTAATTTTTGAATGAATACTTCGTCTGTCCATTCTTCTGGTGGGGCACCAAAGACATTACAAAAATCGCCTACAAGAAAATAGTTTCCCGAAGCAGGATCATAATACAGATGCTTAAACGGATCAAAAACATTATAGTAACTGTTAGGCACAGGTAATACTGTTAGGTCTCTTAACTCTATAAGTTGTTGTCTTATCTTAAAAAAATCATTAATGCACCCTTGGAGTACAGCTTCTTGATTGTCAGTTAGTACTAGATTTAACAGACTAATTCCTAGTGAACCATATGGCCTAACTTCTTCAGCATAGGTATAGGTAACTCCCCAAATATCTAAGGATTCAAATGATAACGGCTTTTCAATTGCAATAAAGCCATTTTCAACAGCCGCATTACTTAATAACTGTTTTCTAGCATAGTCTTCTGTTGTGTCGGTTACTGACAGGGTATAAGATTTTCCATTGTAATCGAAGTATGCAGAGTACATGGAATCGTATAAAAAATACCCAGTAGGAGCTAACTCCCAAATTCTGCTCGTACCTGGAGCAGATCTTGATATATTATTGAAGAATTCGTTGGCTTTTGTAGGGGTCCAACTGAGTAATTTTTGTTTTAGGGTATCTAGCATAACTTTATTTATTCAAATCTGCGGGTTGTGAATTTTGCTCAGTATCTGTGCTATGTTTATTGTAAATTTCCATCAGAGCATCGTCTGGCCACTTGCTGTTCTTAAACGTAAGTTCTTCAAAGATTTTAAAATCAATCATACCTTGACCTTGTATTAACTGCGATTCTTCTTTGCTAAAAGTAGGCATTATAAGCTCTGTAGAAACGGGCTGTTCTCCGTATGTATATGCCCTGAAGAATCCAAACATCTTCAATACTTTGTTTTTATCGATAAAGAAATATCTAGGACTCATAGTAGTTTTGTAAATCCGTTCAGTCCTAAGATCTAAACAAATTTGTTCTAATTGGTCTTTCCAATTTGGACAATAGGCATCTAAACCTTCGCCACGATCTATTATGTCTTGGCACAAGATTCCGTCAAAATGAAGAAACAATTTAAAGTTATCTCTACTTTCATCAGCAAATACTGGACACCATTGATACTTTCTAATGTCCCCCTCGATCATATTCATATCACGTACAAATAAGGCTCGCATTAGGTGCATGGTATAGTTGCCTCTAACAGCATAGCTCAAACACAGATAATTGTTATCTTTACTTTGGAACAAAAAGTATATATCTTCTTGCTTGAGCTCCCAATTTTCACTCATTATGCCATTCATTTCAAGTACCCTTCATAAAATATGTGTCAATATTTATTGATAGATAAGTAGTAATATAATGAAATATCCCGGCCTATTAGAATCAATCAAAAACGTGATTAATAACGCACCTGCAAGATGCGGGCGAGTTTATTTTGAATGTATAATAACAAAAGAAGACGAAACTCTTAGATTGAAATTTATACCAACCACTAAGTATTTTGACATAGACGAAAGAACGGATTTAGAAGCGACTATGCCTTCGTCTTTTACTTTCTACGAAAGCCATCATCATACAGGAATGGCTATTGGTTCGTTAGAATGTTTTTTTCAAAACAACAATATTCCATACAGGATAGATGAATCTAATTCACCCAAATACTTTGAGGTATTAGTAGATGTATAATCTCACACTAAATCATACACTATCACACGCTAATCGATCTTTCGATATCGATACTCCTGTAGATGCAGAAACTGTGAAATATCTATCAAAGATGATAGATGATTTTTTAGACAGTAATCCAATTGCCAAGAAAAGCCTAATCCAGGATAAAGAAATCATTAAAAAGATTTACTATATCGGGCATTGGAATAGGAGCGGAGAGTTCAATAGCGATTTTAAAATTCCTCAATTATGGGCGCCATTGTTAATTGTACTTCCTCCTAGTCTATTAGATGGAAAGTCTTTGATCAACCTAGGAAGATTTTATTCTAAGTTAGGCATGGAAGCGTTAAAGAGAGGTTATGCTCTAGCATTTTGTAACAGCTTTGATTGCCACGATCCTCGTCTAGAAGAAATAGCAGAGTATCTACATGTTGATTACGACTTATTAGTAAAAAACAAAACAGATGATGAATTTTTATTAAAAACATTTATTTGCATAGGTAACAAATTAATACCAGATAGTGCGCATAATTGGGACTGGACTAGAGCTGATGCTTTTGTATCTTGTCCAAAACTTGATGTTAACTTTGTAAAGGACTATACATGACAAAATTAGAAATAATTAGTGTAAGACCAATAGATGGTATCATACGTCAATTTTACAAAGTTGACGAGGGCATCTTAGAGTACATCAAACAAAAATTTGAGGATACTAACAAACTCGTTAGTATTTCTAGCAAGGTCAGCGAAGACTATTCAACACAAACTAAAACATTTTTGTTTAATACACAAGAAGATTATGTTAATTTTGTAGAAGACAAAGTTTTACAATATCAAAACGTCCTGCAAGATAGATACAACACATATCATAAAATAACAATCAATCAAATCGTAACAAATGATACATAATCAAAGTTTTATAGATTTAGAAAACTATATAGATTTGACTGAATTTGATCGTCTACATCCAGAAATTTGTAGAGGGATAGCTACTGCTAAACATCTTGCTATAGACGGATTACATGAAATCCCCGAAGGTACTATTCGACCCCATGCACAAGGACTAAAAGTCAAACCGGTATGGGATGCATATAAATTATGGAACTCGTTGCCAGACACAGATCCTTTAAAGATAGCTGGCAAGGATCTAAACTATAATCAACTTACTGAGTATCTTAAATTTGCGTTTGGCGGTTACGATCTATACTCTATATATAGAATACTCCAAGAAGGATGGCATCCCCAGGGCATGGGCGAATTCTATATACATTTTTCTAAACTAATAGATTGGGTTATAACTTTTAAAACATCAGGTATATTTGAAAGTTTATCCTCATCAAATCTATTAGTGCTCGAAGCGGGCGGAATTCCCTGGGAGCATGCCGATCTAGAGTATGTAGAAGCCGATAAGCCAGATCTCATACACGAATTCATTCATATAAAAACTGATATAGATAGACCCTTTTATATTATTAACTCCGAAACGCAGGATAAAACATATATGAATACTAGAGTTGCTTATTGGAATGAAAGAAACTGGCATGGTGGGGAACCTATTAATCGTCCTACATATACGTTGCGAATTAATGGTAGATTCACTGAAGAATTTAGAACAAAGATTGGTATAAAGGTATAATAAAATGAATTATAGATTACACGAAAACGGATGGACTGTGATGCTTGAAGATTTTGATTTCAAGCAGGCTACACAAGACGACATCAATCAAATAGCAAAACTATTAGCAACAAATACTGTTGTAGTAGCACGTGGTCAAAACCTTAGTGTTGAAGATGAAGTTAAGATTGCAAAAATGTTTAAGAATCCTGAACAGTTTTATCATGATGATGTTAATCATTATCACTCGTATTTTAAAGGAGCTGAGATCCCAGAATCTGATAGATATCTACTTCGTGTAACAGGCGAAAAGAACGAAGAAGGTCTAACGGGTATAGCAGGCTGGGAAGAAGAAATGCAATGGCATTGTAACGATCACTCAAACCCGAATAGAAGATCATTAATATGGTTATATAGTGTGAGAGGAAGCAAAGGTTCTAGGACAACCTGGAACAACAATATTCTTTCATATAATGAATTAGATGAAGAAAGACGTAAACCTTTAGAAAATCTAAAACTAATCGAACGAGTGTATATAGCAAACGATCTAGACGATCCTGATACAAGTCAAAACAACGATTACATTCCTAGCCTAGTAATAGAAAACATAGCAGGTAAGAAAGGATTTTACTTTCCGTTCCTTCAGTACTCGGGATTTGTTGGAATGAGCAAAGAAGAAAGTAAAGAAATATTTAAATGGCTTTCTGAATATACTGTGCAGGATAAATTTTGCTATCACCACGACTGGGAAGATGGCGATATAGTTATTGCAGAACAATGGTTAGGAATACACAAACGCTGGCCGTTTAAGAGTATAGAAAAACGACTACTACACCGTGCCGCGTTCGATTTTCCAGATCAAGATTATCGTTAAGGCAGATCGTCAATTACAATATAGCTACCAGTGATGCCCTGATTGTAAGCGGCTTCTTCTACTAGATCTTTCCACTCGGCAAGTGCATCGTGTCTAGCAATGATCATGTGCATACGATCTTCATTGCTATCATTGATTACAGAATGTTGATAGTGTAAATTCATAGCATACACTCCTCCCGGCTCCATAATAAGCTCTTCACCGTCACCCCATACCCATTTACAACCTACAGGATTGTTAAGAGCAACATTAATATTTTCTATTATTTTTATGCTTGAATCACTGTGTAGGGCAATTTTGCCACCTGCCTTGAGTAACATAAATCGAACTCTACCATACTTGTTGCAAGGAAATACTTCCTTCAACCATTTGGTTGTTATGGGACAGGAATCTGCTATCTCTGTCCAATGCATATCTTTGCTGGCATCTTTACCTTTAGCATACCCATATGCTTTATGGCTTTCATGTTTATCCCAACCAAGACCGTGTATGGTTAAACTTCCCCAACCTTCAGTACCGTATTCATCATTCCTGTGAGGAGTAAATTTGTCAAGGAGATTAAATGCTTCTTGGCACATTTCTTTGTAAGGTAGTTCTATGGCCAATTTTAAATAGCGGGCATCTGATTGAAAGTAATCTTTCATTTATTCTCCAAGATGGCCAAATGCCCATAGTCGTTCTTGGCACCACCAGCACTTGCCGCAATGAGAATCGGGATGGTCGTCATCTTCGCAACTTCTTGTTACAGGCAACAATGTATTTTCAAGATCGAATAACTTATATAATCGAGCAATATCTTTTTTATTATAATTGAATAAAGGCACATACGCCCTATTGTCTAAGCTCGAGGATGTGTCTGGTCCTTCATTTATAGTCAACCCAAATAAAGGATGCACAATTTCATCACTCCTAAATTCGTTGTGCCAATCTTGCTGTTGTTGCTCAAACTGTAGATAAACTTGTTTAGGTGGAAATTTAGTCAGTCCCAAGTATATTATATCAATGTCTTTGTTAAGTGCATTTGAAAGCATATTGACGCAAAATTCAATCGATTCCTTTGGTTCTACTTGAACCTTATGTACTGTGTAATTGACATTGCCTGTTAGCTTTGAACATACCGCAATGACATTGTCAATACTTTTAGCAAAAGAAAATTTTCTACTGCTTGACCACATATTATAGATGTGTATAGGTTGTGTTACATTGGACATTAACATATAAAGCAATAAGGCACTGTCTGCGCCTCCGCTAATACTTACACCAATCGGGCCATCGTTATATATACCGATAGGTATTCCGCCAAAATCTATATAATTTAAATTCATTGTTCAACGCCTAACGGTCTAGGGCTATCGTGTTCCCAATCCTTAATGTGCCAGGTAGGAATTTTTAAATCTACTAAGTCAGTATATCTGAAATCTCCTGCTTTGTCAAAATATTGCTTGTCCGCTTTTACTTTCCAAAATCCGTCAGCGGCTCTAGCAGTTAGCATAATTTTTACATCTGGGTCTTTATTTTTAAGTTTTTGGAACAAACTGTTTTCACAACTAATACGGTATTTCAAACTAGATGTAGTTACGAACGGAGAATGATTATAGAGATTGCTTAAATTCAGCAATGTTTTCTTACCAGGTTCTAACCAATCAAAATTAAATGCCGCAGTATAGTCAATAAGAACATAATCGTATTTTAAGTTCTTAATTCTAGTCCACAAGGCATCCCAATCATCTATTGTTGTTAGAAATTTGTGCCATTGCTCTTTTATTAGGTCTTTATAGTTTTCTGGAATGTAAGGAGGGTTGTTAGGCAACATAGGTCTATGCTTCCAATAAAATTCCTCATAGTCTTTACCATCCCACTCCTCGACTAATTTCTTCATAAACATCAAGCAGTTATAATTGATATCTGTGAAGATAACTTTTGTATCATCAGTAAAGCCAATGAGTTCTAAATTTTTAACCCAGTTAAATCCTATTCCAACTGTAGCATATTGCTCAACTGGGCCGTCAAACGGTATGTGTTCTTTTAAGCGATCTGAGTTCCATCCTGCAAACAGATTCATTGCAAAAAATTGATAGTATTTTATACTTGCTAACTGTCTTAGGAAAACATGATCATATTCATAGTACAGGTATTTTTTATTACTGCGTATATGTTGATTCAATGTTAATAATTTTTTGTTGTTATCTAGGGCAACATTTAATATATTCCAACCATGCAATTTCATAGAGTAGGTAGTAAGCTCTGTGCCTCTAGTTATCCACACAGGAATTTCTGGATCGTCATACAAACATTCTTCACTACGCAATGGAGCAAGCTGTTGGTATTCTACAGATTCTTCTTTGCCAACAATAGGACAACCTAATTCTCTATATTGATCAAGATTAATTATGTAAAACTGCTGATGCAGTTCAAAGCAAGAATTTTTAAAGTAAGGATTACCTGATCTATCTAATATATGTCCTGCAATAAAAAAGTCTTCTTTGCATTGATCTTTTACTGCATCAAACAATCTATCTGATAAGCCTAAACTGGTTCCTGCTGAAATCATTACAGCATGTGTGTAATCTTTAGTTGCTTCTGCCAGCAAAGCATCTTCGTCTTTACTGATAAAGATATCATAATCATGCAGATCAATCCTGTGAATCAGGAAGTCAGTTAGGTTAACACAAATTTCTTTAGCGTATCCACTTTTACAATTATCAGTAATATCTAATATACAAAAGACTATTGATTGTCTTTTTTCTGTTCGGAACTTCATTACCATTTTTTAACCTTGCTTAATTGATCTAGGAATACATCTTTGTTTAGTTTCCAAAATGTTTGTACATGTCCTCTGTACTCTTTATTAAATGCCTGTTCTAAGCAACCTGTTGCAGATAGCAAAGGTCCCCAAACAGTATGCACCAGACGCTGTGTACCAACTTCGCTAGGATGTGTTGTTATGTACATATCATTATCACCTGCCCACTCGATGCATTTTGGAATAAAAAATTGTGCTGTTATATTTTGATGATTTGTGATACCTTCTCTAGTACGCAAATGATCTATAGGCATCATGTCTGTAAAAGCACAAGTTCTAGCGCAGATTCTATAACCCAAGTCGTCTAATGTGTGTGCGGCAACTGATCCTACGGCTGTATCTTTATAATACAATATCCATACAGCCCAGTTAGTTTCATTTCGAAAACAATCAACCATAGCACGTTGACTAGAGTTATTTGTGAATCCTCTACGAGTGGCCTCGTCGTAAAAAGCAGTAAGGTCTAAGTCTTCAGACCAGGGAACTAAACTATACATTTAACACGCTCTATGAATTCTACTGGATAGTTTGTACTAAAACTTTCCCAGCATAGTTGATCCATAACTGACCACGGTTGCGGTTTATCCCATTCAATTCCTAGTGTGCCTAAATGCTTGCGGATTTCATCTTGTCTAGTAGTATAGATATGGCTTTCGACATCTTTAATCGAAATAGGTGTTTCGTCTCTGTGATAGGTGAAAAAGTAATTGATACTTTTCAATTTACCATCTACAACAAAGTAACTGCTAGGGTGCATACTATACTTGTGCCAATTGTGCGACTTGTGTGATTGAATGATATTGATCATTTGATCTTGCCAATCAGGTAACACGCTATCATAGTTTGCTTGATCGCATCCGGCTTGTTCCCAAAAGTCTGGACCATCTATTCGAAGATAAATTTTACGCTCAGGAACATTGACTTCTAGTATCTCAGGAACTAGATCCGGGAAGTGATATGCCATATTGTGTAAGTAATGCATTTCACGGTGCCACTTCTCGTCCATCTTAGCAGGATCTACTACTTGATTTTTACCTTGATGGTATTCAGTGTCGTTATGATACCATTGACAAAATGTTTTTTTGTCTTTACTGATCAAACTTGTGTAAATTAAATTGTTTCTGGTTAAACCTATTCTAGGTACATTGTTGTAGTAGTATTCAAAGTCCATAGTGTCTAATTTCTTTTCTGTACAGTAGTTATCCTATAAATATTTCACTTGCAAAATATTAGGGATCAAAAAGTATAGGTATGAATAAATTAAAAGACACAGTATCTCTATGTGAGCATTGTTACAGACACATTCCTGCTATCCAATTTGAACGAGATGGACAAATATGGTTATGGAAAAGATGTGTGTGGCATGGGGAAAGCGAACACCTAGTAGAACCCAATGCTGATTTTTATATTAATTACAAATACGATAGGCCTACAAACAAAACCTATTGCTTAGACATCACAAATAGATGTAATTTAAATTGCCCGCATTGTTATCAAATTCCAGATAACATGAGCAAGGATCCTAGTATAGAAAGCATACTTGATATTATTCGAGCATGGGAGGACGACGGCTACGCTGTTGCCCTAATGGGTGCTGAACCTACAACTAGAAAAGACCTACCTGAATTGTGTCGTGCTATACAAGCACTACCAGGTAAACCTCGAAGTATAATGATACTAACGAACGGTGTATATCTTTCAGACTACGACTACGCAAAGCAGTTTGCGGATATGCCCAATTTGTTTTGGACGATTGGGTTAAATCATCCAGACTATCAAGGACTAACTGTTAGAAAGAAACAAATGGAAGGCATCGATAACTGCATGAAGTTAAACATGCCAATCAAGAATGTTAGCTATACACTCGAAACTGTAGATCAATTAGAGTATTGCTTAGATGAAATACAAGAGTTTGGAAAAACTCTTAGTCCGCACAACTACAGAGTGCGTGTAGGTACGGACATAGGACGACATCCGGGCGAAGAAAAAATATACTTGTCAGAGTTAGTTGACATGGTGATAGCAATATGTGAGCGCAAAGGCTGGGAATACAAATACGAACAGTCTTATGGTATTAGAGTGCATTATCCATTGCGAATTAACGGCATATTAGTTAAAATTATTCAATGGCCTGATGTTCGTACTATTGATCTAGAAGAAGATCAAACTGAGTCGTGGGCTGACATGTTGCCCGGCAAGCCAGTAAGTCCGTTAGTACATCAAGTTATATTAAGAGATGGCGCAGTAAACAAGAACTTACCATTATACGATACAATACCTGAAAAGTATCAAAGGAAATATGATGCACGGGATTAATAACAACCCCTACTACGATATGACACCATATTTAGATATGGATCAGTTTGATCGACTACAGCCAGAAATCATTCGCGGATTTGCAGAAGCTCGCGAGTTTGCTAAAGAAGGCACTTGGATGAAGCCAGGCTTTAGTTTTGATAATATGAGTTATAAGTTATCTTGGAAACCTATATATCAAGCAATGGACGAGTTTATGTCGTTGCCAAAAGACGATCCTATCTACCAAGGCGGCATCGATCTGTTTAAAGACTTTAGCAATTACAAACAACGCAACAAGTTTACACGTTATCTTAAAATGGCTATGGGTGCATATGATCCCTACATATACTATTTCCTATGGGAAGAGGGCAGTTGGGATGATCGATCAGCACCCCGTAAACTTACTGAAGAAGCCGCGTACTTTCCTAACGTAGTTAAATGGGTTGAGCAACTACAAGGTACTGTGTTTGAACATATAGGACGGGTGATATTTTTTCACTGTGAAGCTGACGGTATTCCATTTGAACATAGAGACCTAGATGCTAAGAATGGTGTTGATGTAGTTAGGCCACATCGCAATGAGTTTATACACGTTCGTCCTAATACTAAGAAAGCATTTTACCTGTGGGATCCAGAGAATAAGAACAAAGTGTATCTCAATACCCGTGCGGCTTGGTGGAATGATACCGATTGGCATGGCGGTGAAAAGATTATGGAACAAAGTTACAGCCTACGTATTGATGGTAAGTTTACAGAAGAGTTTCGTAAGCAGTTAGGCATCGATCATATAGAGAGTTATTAATGAACAATTTTTTTAAAGAACATCATCAGCTTGTATATCAAGAATGGCTACCGGCCGACGAAATTAAAAATTTAACAGTATTAGACCTTGGAAGTCAAACAGGATGGCTAGGAAAATACTGTATAGAAAACGGAGCCAAAGAATACATAGGTGTTGAAATTGATAAACTTTGGGTAGATCGATCAAGAGAAAGTTTTCCTGATCTTACGTTTATTCAAGAAGATTTAGAAGATTATATTAGTAATTGTGTTAATGAAAGTAAATTTTTTGATATCGTTGTTATAACTCGAACTCTAGAAGGAGTTCACAATCTTATAACTCTTTTACAGAATTTATCTAAGATTACAAATTTAGTAGTGATAGAAACAGGAGTTCCTATCAACAATGCCGCATTTGAATTATTAGAAATTTTAAAATCTACTGAGTTGTCTGACGAACAGCAACAATTGATAGAAAACATAAAACACTCTATAGAATACAAGCAGACGTTTGTAGAATATGTAGATGATCCAAACAAATTTATTTGGGCCGTTGCCAGCACTGGATTTTATAATGCAGTTTTTGAAAGGCTAGGTTTTCAATTGTGTTTAGAAACAAATGAAAGAGTAAAACAGAAGTGGCCAGCAGAGTATGGCTATGTTAAAAGAAAGCCCGAGAATAACTCAATAGGTAAGAAGATATTAAAATTTAAAAAGATTGCTGACGAACAACTACCTTTAACATGGAAAGAATGGTACGACTCTGATCCTGAGCAGAAAAAAGGGTATCCAGAAAATACATGAAATTCATCAGTAACTATAAATCCTGGATTGAAGAGCAACGAATTATAGAACACCTTACATCTTGCCAAGGTGACCGTACACCAGTATGGCAACCAGATAGATGGAAGGGCAATCCTATATTAGAACGATTTACAGAAATGGCTCGTCCTGGATATTCTAATAATCAACACTTCTTTCATCAAGTAAATCCTAAGTCTAAAGAAATGCAGGATTTTAAATTTACATTACCAAATGTTCCTGAACAACGAACAAATGTTAACTGGTGGTTTGTGATGTTGTACCCTGGAGAGTTTCAGGCGATGCATATTGATCCGCAATTAACTGAAGTTAAAAATCCAGTGCGCTATACAATGTTCTTACAGGATTGGGAGCCCGGGCATATATTTGTTTGGGATGACCAGTACATAGCCAATTACAAAGCAGGAGATATGTATGAGTGGAGTGATCCTATGACTGTACATGGCCCTGCTAATATAGGTTACAATACTAGGTATACTCTACAGATAACAATGTACGACGATTAAATTATTCGCCGTAAGATCCTAAAATGTGTAACATAAAATTTGGCTCAAGTCCGCCATTGATTCCAGCATGCCAATCACTGTGATTGGGCCATACTATTACAGTTCCTTCTTCTTGTTTATAATAATATTCGTCATTTAAAATAAACAGATGTCCCATAGCAAATTTTTTGATGATTACTGTACATCGTATGATAGTACCGTGACTTAAATATTCTTCTTCATTATCATCGCCATCCCAATGCCATGGTGCAATAAATCCTGGATCCAATCTACTAATCCAAGATCGATGAACATGTTTTAAATTTAAAGATTTAGCAACTTTATCTTCAACCTCTCGAGGGTAATGCTTATCAGGATAATAATTAATCCATTTGATTGCTCCGGGGTTAAACTTTGCCTTGTTCCAAATGCCAAAGACTTCATTATATCCTGGGTTATCTAAATTCCACCTAGCAGGATCAGTAGTTACAGCAGACCCTTCTTGATCCATAAGCGAAGTAACGATCGAATCCCAATCAATATCATTCATTATCAAATACCTCTTTAAAAATATCAGCAAATACAGTAGTTCCCCACGAGCGTTCTGGCAAGTGCTTTGTTACTGTAATTTCAAAGAATTTCTTAAAATCAATAACACCATCGTTGTCTGTTGACTGATCGAATCTATATGCACCATCTTTACCTATGATACCCTGTATTATTTTTCTTTCCATAAATCTTTCTTCATAAGGAACAATACCGTAATTGTCTATAGTTTTTAATACTCTGTCTTTTGAGATAAAAAAACAATTAGGGTATAACGATACTTTCCAAAAATTATTTACTTTTGTTGAAATAAAGAAATCTTTCATTTGTTCTTTCCAATCTGGTAGCTCATCGTCTAGACTTCTACCTGGTGTGAATAGTATTTGAGATAGTGTTTCTTTATTCCATTCTGTAAAGATTTTTCTATTAGTATAGTCCACATCATAAAGTATCGGTGTAGTTTTAAGATGCGACAATTGGTTTAAGAATTTAACGTCTCTTTGAAAGAACCAGTCTATTAAATCTTCCGGAACTGTTAATGTTTCTCTAGGTCTATACGCAGGATCGATGCAATAGTGAGCACACATTATAGTTTGTTCTGGGTTTACTGTTGGAGTGTACAACATGTTTGATGGCCAAGGATTTCCGTCGGGATTTAATTTATAGTAACGTTCCCATGCACTTGTATCTGTCATTGCTTACTCCAATTTAATTTTTTATCAATGTATGATTGTATTTGTTCTTTAAATTTCTGATCAGATGTGTCTACATCAGTTACCTTATGATTATACACTTCTTCGTAACTGTTTGTTTCATAGTAAGCAAACAATCTGTCAGATAAGAATGGATTGCATCCTCGCAGTCCTTTGAAACCGTCGTCAGTATAAAATTCTTGTACTAGAGATTCGGCTTGGTACCAATCCATTGTATTATGTTTCCAAATAACGATATCATTCCTAGTACTCCCAACTCCACCACCTCTTGGAGTAGTAGATTTAAACACAACGTTTCCATTACTGTCTTTTGAAACTTCGTATCCAGGATTTTGTCTAGCTTCTAATTTAATCAAACCATTGCTAACAAGCTCTTTAGTAAAACGACTTTGATTAGTTAGAGATTCGTCATAATCTGGTACTTCTAGTATGTGTGCGGATGCACTTTGTCTAGTCCAATATTTGTTTAACCATTCTAGTGATTGATTCCAAGACTCTTTAGTTTCTCCTGGTATTCCACATATCATTTGTATATTTGCTCTATATCGTTGCGGTGCATGAATATCTGTATAGGCTTCAAAATCTAATAGGCCTAGTTGTAGTAGACCAGGATCCATGCCCTTGCGTACAAGTTTACCTGCTTCTCGATTGAATGTTTCAATACCCATGCTATGTCCGAGAAATCCTAATCTGATATAAGTGTCCCAATGTTCTCTATGTTTAACGACTAGGTCGCCGCGAGCAAATCCACATATCCAAGGATTGTATCCTAGTTCATCTACTGCATCTGCATACTTCTGTAATTTTTCGGGACGGTCGTTAAATGTCTCGTCCATTACACGCCAGTTCTTAATGCCCCACTTTTCATAGCCTGTTTGCATTTGACGTTTGAATTCTTCTTTGCTAACACTAACGTCTTTACTTTGTCCAAGCAAGGGGAAGTTACAGTAAGAACAACTAAACATACAACCACGTGCTGTTTCAATTTGCGGACATTCCCAAGGCATCATAAAGTCACGAGCTTCGTAATCCACCAAGTAACTGTCTAATGGCGCACTTGGATAATGATGCAGTCCACGGACAACACTCTTAACACCAAAGTAAGTTGGGTCGCGCATTAAAGGTGCTCCGAGTGTTCCTAACAAATGTTTACATACCGCGAGTATGGCGTTTTCTCCGTAGCTGTCTACCCAATAGTCTACATGATTAGCTGGGGTCGTTAAGGCATTATTCCCTCCTACAACAATAGGAATCTTAGGATATTCCTGTTTAAGCCACGCAATAAAATCATTTAAGTACGGACTCCACGGATTTAAGAACGCTGTTCCAAAACAGAACATTACTGTTTTGTTTGTTGTTCTGCTACGTACAAATTCTTGTAGTTCTTCTAGTTTCCAAAAAGCTGTAAAGTCTACAACCTCAGCATCCCAGTCATTCATTCGTAAGAAGGTAGCAACGCGATGTGTCCATAGAATACGCTCCCAGCGTTTGCCTGTTAATGAAAAGAATAATGCGTGGTTCATTCTAAAGTAAATTCTTCTGGTAATATATTTTTTAAAACATAAAGCATAGATTCTTCAATGTCAAAGGTCGCTTGATTGTTAGTATAGGAAAAATTAGCAATGTATCCTTTTTTATTAGCTGTGTTAAGCCAAGGACTAATGGTATTATCAAAAATGAATCGAGCTTGGTCAAGATTGGTTAGTGTAGTATGTATGGTGATTGGCACAGGGTCTTTTATATAGTTGTTCAACAATAGCTTTCTAATTACTAACTGCGCTCTTGCAGTTCTACCAAAGTTGGCGGCTGTGTGTGTTTGTCCGGCATTCATATCGTACCATATACCGTTCTGATCTAAAAAATGCATTTGATTTGTTTCTAGATTAACAAGATAACTTTTACTTCCAGATATGTTTAGATGATATCTATCATCTATGTCTGCATGTGATGTATAGCACTGACCAGGCTCTAAAATAATTACCCTTGCTTCTCCTTTGACCACAGGCAAAGAATCGTACAGAGCTTCCCAAATTGTATCTTTGTATTCGTCCTTCAATACCCAAGGATCATAAAAGAAATTACCAGTTGGCTGGTTAATTGTATTTTTCATTCCTGTATTTGGAATACAATCACTGGCTTGTTGCAATAGACTTGTGTCAACTGAGTATGTAGTTGGGGTTAGCATGGAAATATTTATGTGCTACTATAATAGGGTTAAATATTTACAATGCGTTATAAGATTGCTCCCACCTATTCAGAAACCTACATAGAAATAGATAGGCCACAACCTCTTGTTGATAATCATATCGAACAGTTGATACAGGATGTACTAAGTGGTAAAATAGATAAAGATATTAGTGATAATGTTTACACTAATTTTAAAAGAGAAATGACATCGTGGTTGTTTAATAGCAAGGTAAACACCATTACAGGATTTGATAGTTTTAATCGTGTAGATATTATGAACGGTTGCACACAGTTTATTGACAACCTTTATATGCAGGGCCAACCACAAGTGATAGTCGGCGATTATAGGTATCATGATAGATTAGGTAATTGGGGTACTCGCCCCGGTTTGCTTAAAGAAGGAGTTCCTTTAATAATAGCAATGCCATTTCCTAGCACAGGTGCAGTACATACTCAAATGGAGGATATACTAAATGAAGCGCAAGACAAAGGAATTAGTGTACATGTGGACGGCGCTTGGCTTACTTGCTGTCGCGGAATTAACTTTGATTTATCACATCCATCTATTAAGTCAGTCGCTATCAGTTTGAGCAAAGGACTAGGGTTAGGATGGAACAGAATTGGTTTACGCTGGACTAGACAAACACACCCAGATAGTGTTACAATAATGAACGACTTCAATATGAACCTTAGAGCTCCGGCTATGATTGGGTTGCATTTTGTTAGAAATTTACCAACAGATTATCTTTGGAATAAGCACGGTGAAAACTATCTCAAAGTTTGTAAAGATTTTAGTCTTACACCGACCAACAGCATTTATCTTGCGTTACGTGACGGTATTCCAGTTGGCGTAAGTCCGTTAATAAGATATTTAGAAAATGCCTAGAATAATAACATTTGGGGATAGCTTTACGTTTGGGCACGGATTAGATGATTGCCACATTCCTGAAAAGAATTGGCCTGGTCCTAATCCTAGCAAATTTGCATGGCCCCAACTGTTAGGAGACATGTTAGAACTTGAAGTAATCAATAAGGCAGTATGCGGGTCTAGTAATATTCAGATCTTAAAAGAAATTATAACGTTTAAAGGTTTTCAAAAGACCGATGTAGTAATTGCAGGTTGGACTTTTAATCTAAGAGATTGTATTTTTAATAAAAACATATTTGGTGTTGAATCAGATCTTCGAGTAAGTGCGTGGCATAAAGATACTAAATTCGTTAAACAGTATTTTGACATACACAACGATTATGACTTAGCTGTTAGGACAGGACTGTATATACATCACGCAGAATCTTATTTGAAAACACAAGTCGAAAAACAGCTTCATTTTTCTGCTTTTCAACATCAATGGTATAACAAGATGCCAGTGTTTATTAACCAGCCAGAACATTATACTTCTAAGAGTATAATCAACCATAAATTAGACATCGCTTTAGATAATAGTCACCCAGGTCCATTAGCACATAAAGAAGCGGCTAAAAAATTATACGAGATAGTCAATGAATCAAAGTAAAACATTTTGTATGCATCCATTTACAGGATTAGCAACACGCGAAGATGGAGCCATTTGCGCTTGCTGTCGTAGCCATCCTGTAGGTTTTATACAAGATGCTACACTAGAAGATATTTGGAATAACGATACGATGCAACGTATCCGTCGACAAGTGTTAAACGGAGAACGCCCGGCCGAGTGCGAACCGTGTTTTAGTTTAGAGGATCAAGGGGTTGAAAGTTTACGTCAAAGACACGTTAGTGGTAAGATTCCAGAAGCACGTATTAATCTATATCCTAACACACCATTGTTAGAAGTTATGCCGTTTGAGATTCCTACCATGGAACTTAAACTAAACAACTTGTGCAATCTTAAATGTCGTATGTGCCATCCAATGGATAGTACCAGCTGGAACGATTGGAGTGAAGTTAAAGACTTTTACAAAGCAGAAGGTAATATCATGTATGCTATTGTAGAAGAACACAACTTAGAAAATAAACCTCATCTTGACAAATTTCAAGATAGTCCAGAATGGTGGGCAAGTTTAGAAAAATTATTGCCATACTTCCGTCGTGTAGAGTTTGCTGGTGGTGAGCCGTTAATGGATCCACAGCATTATAAGATTTTAGATATGCTTGCCCCGTACGGGCATCAAATTGAAATCAAGTATGCGACTAATCTAAGTATATTGGGCAAGAGCAATCGTACAGTATGGGAGTACTGGCCCAAGTTTAAGAGCGTAGCTGTTAACGTAAGCATCGATGGCATTGGTAGTAGTTATGAATATGTACGTGGTAACGCCTCATGGGCCGAACTTGTTAACAACATCAAACAGATACAAACTATAACAAATATCAGTCGCATTGTTGGTGCTGTTACTGTACAAGTCAGCAATGTTCTTATATTAGATAAAATGATTGAATATTTTTTAAATGACATAGGCATTGTGTTCCATACACACCGAGTAGCATATCCTAAAGTGTTAAGTGTTCAAGTATTGCCAAAGCCTTTAAAGGAATTAGCAATTATGCGACTAGAGGCGATTAAATCACGTGTGCCAGAATTTAAAATGGTTAGACAACATCCTGAACTGTTACCCTATACGCTAGGACAGATACAAGATAATATAAACTATATTAATGCCGTAGATCAAAGTGATAAGTGGGACGACTGTGTGAAGTTTAATCAAGCCCTAGATAACACAAGAAATCAAAGTTTTACAGATGTTACAATAGAGTTTAAAGATTATGTTTAATGTAACCTTTACTAATGGCGTTGATGATCTAGTATTAACTTTTAAGTTAAGAGATACTGATATAGCAAATAAATGGTTCTCTGAACTATCTAAAAATTATGAATTATACGAAACTGATAGGTTTAGTAATTGGGGACAGCAGGACTATCCAGAAAGACTAAATGAACAAATCGACATTATCAATTCTTACGAGAATATTATAGATAAAAAGATTACAAAAGATACCAATCAACAAGAGTTAAATTATCTACATAAATTTTTTGAAGATTTGCGAGGAGAGGTTGTAAACGAAACTGAATGGTTCAAAAATGCACCTAACCATGTAAAAGATGCTGTATGTAAATTTAATATCTTAATACATCAATTAGAATCGGAATTAAGAACTAAAGGAAAACACCCAACAGTAGTTATTACATTTAATAACAGGCCAAGGTTCGAATTAACAGTTGATGAGTACAAACATTTTACATATTGCTGGACTTCAGGTACAGTATACATTAACTATTGCCATGTAGGTAAAACTGTATTAGATGTATTCAAAGATAGAGATCACTTGTCAGAGGCTGTAAGACCACAAACTCATTATAGTGCAGATTTCATGATTAAATTTGGACCATCTACAAATCGATTTGTATACTTTGCCCGTTCTATTATAATTAAACTATGGTTACTAAAACAGAATTTTAAATTTAAACATCTAAACATAGGTATGATTCCAGTTGCCGATTTACAAACAACTGTAGATAAGTCAACACTATTAAAATTTAACAAAGTAAAGAGTGTAGAATGCTTAAAGTAACAGGACGCTGGGGACATGAAAATTCTATTAAGGTAGAATGGAATTTAGGCAAGCGATGCAATTATGATTGTTCATATTGTCCTCCTGCCATACACGATAATACAAGCGAGCACACAGATATAGAAATACTTAAAACAACTATAGATAAATTAGTTGCTATAGGTAAGCCTGTGCGTCTTAGTTTTACAGGCGGAGAACCTACAGTACATCCTAAGTTTGAAGAGCTAATCAATTATGCTAAACACGTTGGCATACATTGGATCAGCGTGACTACCAACGGCACACGCAAGCCCGAATGGTACGATAAGTTGCGTGTAGATCAATTTGTGTTTAGCGTACACTTTGAATATGACTACAAACGAATTATACATACTATAACAAGCCTTAAGAACTTTGCTAAAACATCTATTGTTGTACAGCTAATGGCACACCACGATCATATGGCAAATGTTAAAGATGTTGCAGAATATTTAAAAATTATGGAGTTTCCTTTTACTGTGCGTAGGATACGCTGGACCGAAGGAGACCATAATATATTTGACGATATGCGATATCATCCTGATGATTTTAAATGGATGATGGATCAAGAAGCTACAGTTAAGACTAATGTTATCATTTGGTTAGATGACAAGTATACTCAAATACCAAAACATGCTAACGATGTAATCAAAGAACACCTTAATCAATATAAGGGATGGTCATGCAACGCAGGTATAGAAAGCCTAATGATTAATTGGGACGGAGACGTACACCGGGCAACTTGTAGAGTTGGTGGAAGACTCGGAAATATATACGAGGGAACATTCGTTGTACCTAGTGAACCAGTAGTTTGCGATCGTGATTTCTGTACCTGCGCGGCTGATATTCCATTAACTAAGTTTAAACTTTGATTGCTGTGTTTCGCAAGCACACAAACAACTCTTAATAGAGCATATAGAAGGTTTGAATTCAGGATCAAACTTTTCTACAAAATCTTCATCTAATATATTAAACGAATAATCAAGTCCGTAGACCTTTTGCTGGCAAGATCCTTGTATCGCACCAGTCCACTCAATAAAAACGTTATCTAAGCCGATATCACAACTCCATCCTTCAAACGCTGTCCAATTCTTATTAATATATGTATTAGACTTGGCTTTTATAGTTTTGCCATTATCCATCGTGGCTACACTTTCGTGAAGTCTTATTTCACCACCAAGTATCAGTTTTCTATTTTTCCAGAACCATAATAGATTAGGTATTCGTTTCAACGAATTTTTTAAAAATCCTTTTTGTTCTTTGGTTAATTGTATATCATTGGCATCAATAACTTTAATGCCCTTAATGTTTGCAACTTCTGGTTCAATAACTTCGCAGGTTGTTATAAACCACGGATGTTTACTATGCTTTTTCATATAAGCAATTACATCAATACCTTTCTGCCAATGCTTACGATCCATTAAGACTTTTACAGTAACCTTCTTGCCATATTCAAATAATGTATCTGCTACTGCAATCATATGGTCTGGATCTGCTTCTGCTATATGATATGATAGCCCTGCATTATCGATTAGGTGTCCGTATTCTTTCCACCAGCGAAGTGTTCTTGATCCGTTACTGATTATTGTAAAATAGATATCGTTTTCTTTTTTAACTGCTTCGATGAATCTACCAAGGTCTTTCCATAGAGTAGGCTCGCCGCCTGCTATACTAAGATGTATTTTTGTTTTACCTAACTTAGTTCTATATCTTTCAATCATATGATTGAAGTTTTTGATTATAAGCTCTAAATTCTGTGGAGAACGATAAGTTCCCGCATTACTACCAGGCCAGCAGTATTCGCAATGATAATTACAAACGTTATTAGGATTCCATCTTACTGCTAGAATATTAGATTGCTGTGTTGATACAATTTTTATAGGTTTCATAATATATGTTCTAGCTCCGGAAAAGTATTTTTAAAATCTGTGCTACGTTGTTTATCCATTGTAGTGATATAATCTCTAAAGTCCGGCAACAGATTAGTATGGTCTTCTTTATCCATCCAATCTAGTATTCCTTCCCAGCGTTTCCATCCGTAAGGGTTAACTTCCCAAAACTCTTTGTCCTGTGTGTAATTCTTCCACAGCCACTCCTGTAGTTCAGCAAACAGGTTACGAACTTCTGCTTTATCCTCTGCGGGCAACACACGTAAACTTAGCCATGTAGGAATCCAAAGCAAGTGTACTCCAACTAATCCACCGCCCATTATATGTCCTGCGGCGTTCTTATCAAAGTTAACTTTCTTAAAGTTCATACGCACTTTCCATTTGATAAAATCTGGAACGTGTTTGATGTTTAGGATTTGTACGGCCATAGCAATATTAGTTTGTATGTTGTCTGGAGCATTGTCTAATTTGATTAGATTCTCCTCTACAGTCTTCCAATCTAACGGATGACGTATGTATTCGCCGCGCGGTCCAATACCATCTAAACTAACGCCCACTTTAACTTTACGGAACTGGCTCCATATTTCAATAATTTCATCACTAACAAGTATACCATTAGTGTTGTAACGCAGACTAATTTGCCCAGCGTAACCACGTTTAATGATTTCTAAAAGAAACACTTTATGTTCTTTAATTAATAATGGCTCGCCGCCTGCAAAGTATAGTTGTTTGATGTTAGGAATTTGATCGTAGACTTCTTCCCAAAACGCAGGGTTCTCGTGCCACTTGTTGTTGAAGTCATCTGCTTCCCAACTCATTTGTTTCTTAATCAAAGGGCTGGTGAATATAGGAAATACTTTCTTATGTTCCGGAACCCACATACTTGAATCATGCGGACTGCACATAATACATTTTAAATTACAGGTGTGTCCTAAACGTAAGTCTAAGTATTGTAACTTGTAAGGCACTGACCCATCTAATTCTGTTTCAGCAATTAGTTCTTTGATATCAATCTTTTCATTAAGATACCATGTGCCAGTTTCCCAAATGCGTTTGCTTGCTATTCCTTCTGCTTCTTCTTCGTAGCACTTAACACAGCTTGCAGGTACTTCTCCTGCTAACATAGTCTTGCGCACTGACTTCATGTAGTCGTTGTTAAATGCTTCTGTAGGTAAGTCCTGAGCAAAGTTAGCAGGATTACCATTTTCTTTTTTAACTAGACCTACAGTATAGTCACCGGTGTCTGCACCAGATGCATTTGCAACACAACATATACGCATATCACCATTTGGGCGAGTTGCAAGATGTATCCATGGCAACACACAAAAACTAGGACTACCGGATACTTCAGTTATCTGTTGTTGCCATTTACCTAGCTGAGTAGTTTCTGATTGTAACCAAAATACTTTATTCATTAACTATATTACTCATGTTTGCATTTCTTTGTTCTTTTATACTTATGAAAGGCTTGTTATCACTACACATTATTATACAGGTTGAACTAGACTTGTCTTTCCATTTCTGTTGCCACATTGTTTGCCACTGTTCAGTTTCGATAATGTTTCTTAGCCCGGACTCTAATACATTTAATCTTGGAAAATCTAATACCTGCTGACGCACTTTCTCACCTTCGCTTACAACAGAATCTTCTTCATATAGATCGTACGATGATAACAAATCAATATCGTAGTTTGTGTAAAGGAACGCACTTATCATACAGCAAGGGCTTAATTGATAATGAGCATCTATGTATAATTCCTTGTCATTAAATGCCATGCAATTTATTCTATCCGCATGTGGCCAATCCTGATGTCCTTGTATGTCTGCTTTACCAATAAACTTAATTTCGCTGTCGGATGGTTGTTCTAAGTTGTACAAGAACTTGCCTTGATTATCAACAACAGGAAAGGGCCTAGCATTTCGTCTGCTGTCTTTTACATTAAAATTTGCAAAGCCCATTTTATCAGATAACTCTCTAGCGGATCCGACTTGATGCTCGTTGTGTTTAAATCTAATAAACATCCATTCGGCAACGCCGCCTTCGTCTATAAATGTTTTAGCATTCTTTAAGACCAAATCGTAGTTAGTACCGACACGATATAAACTGTGTGTATCTGCTAGACCATCAAGAGCAAACACTACAATATGGTTGTCTGGTAATGCTCGATATAAACGTTTCCACCAATCAGTTGATCTTAGACTGCCATTTGTGTGTATCTCTACTCTAATAGTAGGCGCTTGAATTTTAATATACTCGCACATGTCGATAAGATCAGCATTCATTAAAGGATCGCCGAAGTTTCCACAAAAGTTAATTCTTTCAAGTTGTGCTAACACATCAGTTGGAAATATCTTTACGAAATCAGCTAAGGACCATTCGTTAATAGACAGCAAAGGATTATCGATGCCACCGTGAATGTTTCGAGGACACATAGGGCAAGACGCTTGGCATCTATTGCTAATCTCTAAGTGTACTCTTTTAAATTCGTTAAAGTTAAACATTCTTTTTTCCAATAATCATGTATCGCGTATACAACGGCAATTCTAATTCTCCTGCCCATATAACATCAACACCGCATTGTATTTTAAATTCTTCTAGGTCTTTAGCTGTTCTAACATGTTCGGGTATATCATAATTATTGCTCTGGAGAACTAATAAACTATTATGTGGCATACCTGATTTCCAAAGATCGAATTGATCTTGAGTGATATGTTCACAACTTGTGTTAATAATAACATCGGCATCACTACGGATAGCACACATGTCAGCAGTTACCGCTTTAAACTTGCCCTGTATTTCTTCTTGCTTATTCATCATAGTAGCAATAGGCTCACAGCTAGGATCAATATCAATACTGCGAATACTATTGATATAGATATCGCTTTGAAATAACATACTGGCTAACACGCCAACCCACCCGCCATGAATGTCTATGCTGACGAACTTGTTTACATTTTTACGTAAATTCTTAATCAACCATTCTTTGCTACGAAGTTGACCAGACCAGAACGCATCCATGGTACGCATTGGATCTGGACTTTGTCGTATAGCCTGCATCCAATGATGCAAGTGTTCTGTATCAATGTTCAAACTGTGCTCCTAGTTTATCAAACTTACCACATTGCTTTGAGCATTCTTTAATTCCGAATGTACTCCAACTACTTTCTATTTGATTAAAATATCCGCTGTCGAATATTTCATTTAGAGTTTGGGTGTTAAGGTTAGGCCAGTGACCTATTGTATCTAAGTATTGTATTCTAGATTCTTGTGTTGGGGGCATTGGTCGCAAATCTATCCAACAACAAGGAGTTACTGTTCCATCTGCACTAATATACATTTGACTATCACGTTGTGCTTTACAACTAATGGTCGGCAATAGATCTTGTTCAGCTGTTGCTACCTTACTGATCATAGTGTTGCTTTTACTCGTAGGATATAATATATACTTTGTTTTACCTGTATCATCTAATACATTAAACTTGCCGTCTTTAAACCGGCTCGTGTGCTTTACATAAAAATCTTTAAAGCCAAGATCTTGACTAAGGATCCTACATTGATCAATTTGATGTTCGTTATGTTGGAAGGCTAACATATCCCAACGTGCATCGCCGCCGGCATTAATAAACGCTGTTGCATTATCAATAATCTTTTTCCAGTCTGTATCTATTCTATATAAATGATGCGTATCTTCTAACCCGTCAATACCAAATACAATTCTTACTTGTAATCTTGCAAGCTCTTCAAACCATTCGGGTGTTCTTGCACTACCGTTAGTGTGCATAACTAATGCCATTGATGAGTTGTGGTTGCGCAGATATCTAAAAATTTCTAATGTATCTTTAGCAATAATAGGATCTCCTAAATTGCCACACATACTTAAATGATTTAGTTGTGATATGAAATCAATAGAAAACCATTCTTGAAACCGTTCTAGTGTAATTTCGTTTAATTCAATAAAAGGATTTAAAGGACCACCATTAATGCGGCGAGGACACATAGGGCATCTAGCCTGACACTTAGATGTAACCTCAAGATGTATTGCACGAACTTCATTAATGTTATACATTTTTTAATTCTTCTTCTATAAATTTTGCAATCGCTTTGTTTGTTTTTATACCCGGATGTCCTAGGTCTCTAGCCCAGTCCAAATTTCCAGGAATCTTCTTACATTTGAGAATTTTAGAAGTGTCGTGGCACCAAGTATATTCAAGATACTTACATTTGTCTTTCCACATCGATCGACTTATCTTACTCATAAACATTGCATTTGCAATCGCATGATTGTTATTTTTAAACCACACATCCATTAGCGTATTAGGCTCGCTGTCCCAGGCGCCGTAAGAATAAAAATTAGATCTATGATATTCAACTATTCTTCGATAACTAGGCCATATCACAACTATGCCTTTTGGAGTAGGATATCCGTCTTGCAATATTGATAAGTTATGCAAGTTGAGCAACATCGATCCTCCGCCTATTCCCATGTTAATAACAGGAGTACCTAGTAATTCTTCTAATCGACTAGGAACAGTATCACATTCATCTACTCCAACTCCATTAACTACAGAACATCCAAACATTACTATAGAATTTTCCCAATCTACATCTTTAAATTCTTTTGTTCTATAACCATCTGAGTTATACTTGTATTGAACTGTATTATTTCTATAATACCAATCGTCTGGTTGAGTTTTTAAATTTTCAGCATATCTTTCTTTCGTGTCCATGCCGGCCCACTTGTCTCCAAATCCCTGGTCCACCTGTAAAAATTTGTTATTCCTAATTCTTCTAGGTATTGTATCGAATGGATTATTAAACATTTTTAACTTTAGGTATTTTGCTATCTGCTGAGCTAACACATCGATCTGTTATACAAAGTTTAGGAGCAGAAAACAAAGTAAAATTATCTATTGTTCCTAGACTTTCTTCTTTACAACTATATGCTCTTTTAACCTCAGCACCTTTTATTATAACACTTTGATACCCACTATTGCAAGTCCAGTTATTAAATTGGTTAAACCTCAATGCATTAAATCTCTCTGCCTGATCTATGAAATAGTTTTCAGTACCATCTGTTAGGCGTATCTGGAATCCTTCTTGTTGCTCAAAATCATCTTGCATGATCTTAACCATATCAGGAGTATAACCATCTACAATAGCAGTAGCAGTATCATTGCTTTGCGGTTTAAGTGTTACATTAATTCCACGACTACGTAGACGTTCACAGCGTTCCAGTGTTTCATAAAACACGTCGGGCACCATTACTTGGTTAACTGTAACATGTACAAGTTCGTGCATGAGTTGTAAACATTTGTCTCCAAACTCTTGCTCCTTGGCAAATTCTGCGTGAAAGCTGGCTGTGATACTGCGCCGTTGTAGTAGTGATGTATTATCGCACCAACTCTTCCACCATTTAGATCCTGGGCTTAAATTAGTAGTCATGTGGACACTTTGATAAGGACTTTCAAGTTCATCTAAGTGCTTTATCAATTCTGGTAATTGTTTGTATGCAGTTGGTTCGCCACCGCTGAAACTCCAATGAAATTCAGTAAACCCATTCGCCCTAGCTTGACGTTTGATTTCATCTACTACTCGTTTATAGGTTTCTAATGTTTGATGATCAGGAACATCTGCTCTAGCATATGGCCAACAGTAACTACATTTATAATTGCAAAACCTGCCCAAAATCCAGCTGACATTAAACAATGGTCTATCTAACATTGTTTGCTGGCCAAATTTGATTATCTTATCAAAAGGAATGGACGATGGAATCATTTATTCTTTGTAGTGATTTAAAAAATATTCTAGATCTTCAGGAGTACCGATGCCCCACATACGTGGAACTTGTTTAATTTTAATCTTTTTATTGTCGCCAATTGCTTCATTAAACACAGGGCAAACATAAAATTCATTGTTAGTGCGTATGTCTTTTTCTATCATTTGTTCAGCATACTTAACATAGTCACTGCCCTTCTTCCAATAATAGATCCCAACAGTAGCATCGTCGCTGATTGGTTTCTTTTCTGCAACCTCTTGCACGAATCCGTCAGTACCAACTCGAGCAAATGACCATTTAGGATGTGTTGCTTTAAATGTAACAATGCCGCCATCAATCTCATCTGCTGTGAAACTATATAGTGTTTCGTTGCTATTCCAATCAACAAACTGATCGCTGTTAGCCATAAGTAACGGTTCATTGTTATTGATATATTCTTTGGCCAATAAGGTAGTACGAGCGGCACCATCTGTAATACCGTCTACCTGCACAATGTCACAACCTGGAGCAATTAGCCCTAGTAACTGTTTTAAATTGTACTTTTCATAATGTTCTTTTTGTACTAGAAAAATATAGTGTGCTTCTATGTTTAAATTTTCAACAACTACCTGTATCATAGGTTTGCCATTGACTTCGATTAATGGTTTAGGAAATGTGTATCCTGCTTGTGCAAATCTACTGCCTGCACCGGCCATTGGAATTAGTACATTCATTTTATTATTTCTCCAAGGAATCTTTTTGGTGCTTACACCATTAACTATATCTATCGCTTCTTGAACCTTATCAGATGTTAGATCGTTACTATTTTTTACTGGAATCAAATGAGCTCCGGAATCTATTGCGCCTTGACGCCCTATATGACTATCTTCTATGATCACAGTGGTCTTAGGCAATGCATTCATAGCAGTCATACATTTCCAATACATTTCAGGATATGGCTTTGTCCTACTAACATCTTCATTTGAAACATAATAGTCTACAAATTCCATAACACCAGTACTCAATAATGCTAATTTGATTGTTTCCCTAATACTATTGCTTGCTACAGCAATTTTAATACCTTGCGAGTTTATGTTTGCAAACATTCCCCGCAGTTTATTATTTTTAGGAAATTCTTTAATCAATTTAAAAGTAGCTGTTTGCTTGTCTTCCCATACTTGATTAAAAAACTTACGATCAAGTCCTTTGTATTCGGAAATCAACTCTAATTTACGAGTAGTGGTTAGGCCGTCGTATGTGCTAAGATGTTCTTCTGTAGTAATAACAAACTGCGGACTAACTCTGTTTAGCGCAACATTCAACGCACAAAAATGCAGTTCTCTGCTTTCGATTAGAACTCCGTCTAGGTCAAATATAATTAACTTGTTCATATTGGCCTTTCGTGGAATAGTTTCCAATACAACGTCTCTACTTCTTTCCATGTACTATCAGCAGTCATAGGAAATCTTGCTATGATATGTGGCTCTGTATGAAAGAATGGAAGCGTAGTACATTCTAGTCCTTTACTCATAACATAGTCATACCAAATAGTGTGTATGCTTCCATTTTTTTGATCTAGTTCTAATACGTCTTCGCACAGTAATTTTTTAATGTTATCGTATGTAGAGAAAAAATCACAATCAGCTATCAGTTTAGCATCTGGAGGATGTATCGGAAGGAATCCTACAGCATTTTGGTATCGTTCATATCCGGATGGCATGAACCAAGCAACAGGCCCCCTGTAAAACAAGTCAGGACGCATTACGTAAACAAAGTCATACTCAATTCCAGATTCTTCTATCATTTCAAGGCCCATTAGCCAACCTTTACGCATAATAAGAAAACCATCTTTGTCATCTAATACAGGATGCACTTTTACAGTAGCTGGTCTACCAAGAAGACTATGTATTTCTTCTTCGGTAACTTGTCTAGCTAATCTTAAAGGCCTAGGATTTAAATGGCGACCTATTGGCGGATTGTGCATTTTAGTTATTTCCCACGTATGGAAATATACATCAACATCAACTCCTGTACCGGGTGGTTGTTTTAGAAAGCTCATTGTCTTGCGACAATAAGGAAACGTTCTTAACTCGCCAACAATTAAAACTGCTATTTTCATTTCTTATCTTTAATGAATTCGGCTATTATATCAGCCATTACTGTATGCCCTTTACGAGTAGGGTGGGCACAGTTAGTGATATACTCTGCAGGAGCATCTAACTCAGTATAATGGTGCCACCAGCCACCGCTAGATAAGTGTTCCTTTCCTTCTAGCTTTAATAGATACTGTAGGAAACTATCACAGCCTTTCGGATATATGTAATTGCTCCAATCAATTTTATCGATTAGTTTTTTATTAGTAGGTTCAAGTACTGTTAGCAGTCCGCATAAGGTTTTTAATAACCAATGACGGTTGGCTCTTAGATCAAACGCACTTCCAAAAACAAATTTATAGCCATGCGCTTGGCAGAACGTTTGTGCTTCTAATATGTTTAGTATTACTTCAAACGCAATAAACTTTTCTGAATACAAATTTTCTGCATAGGCTTTCCACAGTTCGGCATGGGTAGCCCCAGGATCTTGCGGATTAGGCCACATAGCTTGAAAACTATGATGATTTTTATTATTATAGTCTTTTCTAAAAAAGTCAAAACGTTCCATGCCACTTAACAACAACACAACAATAACTTCGCTGGCATTTTCTAAATCAACTCGCGTGTTAATGTATAATTGTTTAACAGCCGCTCTATTTCCTACTCCGGCATGTCCCATGTTAACAGGAACCCAGCCTTTGAAATGTCTTTGACAAAGTTGATTTACCCAACTACCTTCGTACTGCTCTGCAACCAACTCCGGCTCATTCGTAAAGACTTCAATCTTGCCGTTGTGTTTTTTCCAAGTTTCATCAGTGTAGGCGCCAACACCTTGAGTAAAGCTGTCACCTAGACCAATAATTAATTTGTCGCCTTTTGCTATCTTAGGTACGTGTTCAATATACATTAAAGTACTCTCTATAATATTTTACTAACTCAACAGATGGAGTAGACTGATGTTGTATTGAATTATGAAACACTTTATAGTTGTGTTCAATAATATCTTTCATTCCCGCAAACCAAGATAGTTTATCTTCTATTGCATCTATTCTCTTTAGCTCTTTAATTATAGCATCTATTCTCTCAAATGTCGAGAGGGTGTCGTATGTTTCATCAATAAAGCCTTCGAATGTCTTATATCCTAGTTTACGCAACGCAACAAGACTGCCTCTTCCACCAAGTATAATAAAAGGATGCATACATGCTATAGGCTTAAAGGTTTTTTCACTAATGAAAACAGCCTGGTCGCTGTCTGCAAATATAGGTTCACTTACTACGCTAACCCAAGTATCTAAAAATACTTCTGTGAGTATCCTATCTATATAGAAACTGTCGTCATATTGGACATTTGATTTGCCGTATACTTCTAAAGGTAGCACAGATCTTGCTTCCTCAAGAAGTAGCATATTAGGGGGAATACTGTCCATATGATTAACATGTGTACCGTAATCGTTCATACTAACCAGTCCGCAATCTAGCAACCCTGCATTATACAATTCGCCATAAAACCAAATGCGGTGTGTCCTTAGTCTTTTTTGTAAGCAGTTATAAGTCTTAATCTCGTTGGTCTTTTTATATTGTAGATTAATGCTCCAGCTTTGATACAACTTTGATTTGTCTACTAGGAATTTAACATAGTGTTCAAAGTTTGTATAGGGTATAGTTTTAATTCTATCAACAATATTATTAGCAATACACCAACTATCGTAATTTTCTTCAGTGGTGCAGTTACCTGTTACATAAACAATAGCCTGAGGCGGTATGTTATAAGTTCTGCAACTGTCGTGGAACCATTGCCATAGATAAGGAGTATGATATCCTTCAAGACATTGATCTAATAGTATCATAGCCTTACCTTCTTGTACATCCTTTAGGTATTTAGGTATGAGCCAATTGAACAGGTTATCTTTACCCCTCGGTGTTGTCCAGTTATCTGGATGATGTCTTACACCTGATGCAATAATATAAGGATACAGTCCTTTGTTAGGTTTTATGTTTAAAAACTCAATCAGCTTTACAGCAAGCACAGAGGGATGAAACCGACTTAGGCCAGATGGATTAACGTCTGGACAATTAATAAAATTTTCAAGTGTGCTACCACTTTCAAAAGAAAAATTAGGAGGTGGAGGCCGCGCAGTCATGATAGAATTTTGTAAGTTCTGGAAACGTTGCTTCAAACGAGGTGTTACGTCTTTTGTCGTATTCAGTAAACCAGTTATAAAAATCCCTGCGACCTTCAGCAAGTTTATTTTCATCATAATTTGTAGTTCTCATATACTCAACAACGCGACTAAATTTTTCGCGCTCTAGTTCTGAAAATTTATTTCTGCGCATATACTCTAAAGATATTTCCATATACTTAATAAAGTGTTCTTTAGGCAATAGATTCATATCGTATTGTAGAGGTTCTTTTAGATAAGGTGTATCAAAGCGTATACGTTCTTTACGGCTAAACCAACTGTTGTACTTCTTGCGCCATTCTAATATCTTAACCAACAAAGAACTAAAGTTCGTAACGGTCAATATGTTAAAGGTACACATAAAAGTGATTGGTTGTTTAGTTTTGGTTAGGTATGTATCTAAGTTCTTTTCCCATACAGCAAGATCCAGTCCAGTTCGTATATACTCTGCAGGTGCTCCCCATGTATCAATACTGGTAAACAACTTAAAATGTTTAATCTTGTTTTCCTTTAATAACTTGTTAACTTTCTCCACAAGCCTTTCAATAAGGATTGGCTTAACTCCGAGGTTAGTATTAAGATTAAGCTCAAGATTAGGTTTAGGATTATTATATAAGTCATCTAGTAGTCTCCATGTTGATTGTTGTAGTAAAGGCTCTCCTCCTGTAATACGTAGAATGTTTAGCGTCTTACTAACTTCTGGCCACCATCTCCACCATGCTTCTACATAAGGATTAGTTTCTTCTTCGTATATTTTAAAGTAATCAACATCGTTGCGATGATTCTTAACCATTGTGTAAGGACCAAAGTCTTTGATCTCTTTGTAATAGGCACTAGAATGTTTAGGGTGGCAGTATCCGCACTTAAAGTTACACTCGTTGCCAAAGCTAATCTCAATATATTCTGGATTAACAGGAGCTAGAGGATCGGCTTTTATAGCTCCTAGTCGTTCTTCTGTGTAGATGCTGGCATTGCGCTCGTGTCTATCACTAATATGATTACCTTCTAGTGATTCAATGTTCCAACAGTACTGACAGCCACTAGGTTTTTTACCGTCTAGCATTTGTTGTCTTTCTGATTTCTTCTGCGGGGTATTGTGTAGTACACTAGGATCTGCTAGATCTAAGGGAATGTCGTGAGGACGTGGATGGTAACAACTATGTGTTTGTCCACTCTGTAGATATATAGTTGTATGATGCCACTTAGCCAAGCAGAATGTAGGGCTTATGTCGTTTACAATCGGAATAACTTTGCGTATTCTATCAACTTCGCTCACTGTTTGCCTCTTTTTGTGTATATCATATTGAAAAAATTATATAATCTTGTTGTAAGTGGTTGTTCTGCAATATAAGGTTTGATCCATTTCCAATTATCATCCAAGTTACTTGTTGATTTCATTACTGTTAATAATTTGTAATTGTGTTTAACTGCTTCTCGACACCCTTGTATCATTTGTTCAAAATCGTCTTCTGATAATAAACTTAATCTTTCTATTTCCTCAACAATAGCTTGCATACGAAGATCGTTGTCTAATATGTTATCATACTCTTCATTGATGTATCCATTAAAAGTTTTAAATCCTAGTTCTTTTAATCCTCTCAGAAAACCCGGAGTTGATACTACGATAAACGGTCTTGAACAAGCTATAGATTTATAAATTTTTTCTGTAGCAAACGCAGGGCTTAACTCATCTGGGTTAGTTCCATTTAATTCTTTCCAGTATATAAAAGGATCGTAATGACTTTCAATGCAGATGTTAATTGCAGATGCTTGTATTGAGTCGTATGTAACTTTAGACCATTTGTTTTGAACTATAGTGTTTGGTAGATCGTAAGGTAATGCCTTGATCCAATTAGTAATTTTGCTATCGTTGAAACCAAGCGAGTCAGAATCATCTAATACTTTGTTAATTGATATTGTTTTTTCAGCGGTGTTGTAAGGATCGTAATTATGGAAACTATATATTGTTTTACTAAGAATGTCACATGGCTTTGAAAGTAGTCTTAGATAAAAATCTAATCGCCATTCTTTATAACAACGACTTAGCATACTAAATCTAAATTTGGTACTGTCTGTGTTATACATAGGAACATCTACATTAGACAGCAGATAGTTAAAATATCCAACATTTTCTTTCGGTATGTTTAATCTATCTTGTACAAACTTTTGAAATAGTGGATCCATAGCAAGGAACCAAACCTTGCTCCTGTCTACATTATTTGCTGTTAGATCTTTATCGAATCGTTCAAGGTCATATGCATTTACGTAATCGCCCGAAAAACTAATTAACAATTTACTATTAGGATCGAAATTGATCTTATCCCAATGCTCTTGATTAAAAGCATCTGCTAACTCTAAATTTGATAAGACAAGATCATGTTCTAAGTATATGAAAATACCAGAATCGTTATTCCACTTGCTAATATGATTTAAACGAGTTTCATTCCATCCCGCACGTTTTGATGTTGTGGGGCTGTAGATCATAAGAAACCCTCAGCGATTAAAACTATTTTCATAGTAGTAATTATCTGAGGGTTCGTGCGGGTTAACGATCTTGTGGTTTTGGTATTGAATTAATCAAATGGATCATTAGCGTATGAACTGCTTCACCTAATGTTTTAGGTACCCGAACTGCTTCCGCGAGGAAGTTATTATGTAAAACCATTGTGGTCTCCTTATTTGCCGCTGTAGTCTTTGACTATGCCGCCGTGACGTTCGCTTTGACCCTTGGCTCCAGCTTTACCTCTTAGGTGAACACCGGAACCTTTCTTGCCCTGTTTACCGCTACCGTCTGTGTGGTCGCTGTCATGGGCTGTATACCCTAAACTAACGCACTGGTTGTAACGAACACGGCTCATGCTATGTCCGCCTTTGCATTGGCTACGGGTCGGGTTTGCGATTTCTGATATGAATTCAATGGCTCTCATATCAGTATTTAGCGTATTCACGATCCTTATAAAAGATGTGACCGCCAATTCTATTCACAGTATCTTTACTACGAACCCAACTAGGACGAATTCCTGTTGCGTGAAAGTATAAAGCATCTGCGTACTTCGATCTGAGGTCCTCATAATTCCCAGACTCGTTTAATAACTCCAAAGCAATACGTTGGCTTTCAACCCAACGCTCATCATTACTCTTAGGGTTTTTAACAAACATGCAACGCCAGCTAAACTGACAGATGCTGATCTTGGACCATACTGTTTGTGTTTCTTTAATCGTACGGAAGTATTCCTTCTTTTCGATTATTTGGGTTTTAGGAATGTCCTTAGTCAGCTTCTGATCAACAACACCACAAATAGTTTTGCTGAATCTACCATCAGTAGTACGATTAATCGTAACTAGGCCAACGGCTACTTTACCTTCTTCGGGTTCATTGCCAGCTTCAAAGAATATGTTCCTTGCTAGGCAATTAAATTCCTTCATACTTACAATAGGTGTCAACGTTGCTGTTGCTATTGCTTGTATTTTATCACTTGTCATTTCATAAAAGTCTTTTGTATTATATGACGAGTTACTTGCTACTTGGTATGCTTCGCCCTTTTGAAAAAAGTTCTGCTCTACCACTGTTTCTGCATGACCGGGTGCCATTACGGTCAGGGCGTATACTGCTACTAACACTAAAAATCGTGTTATTGACATAATCGTGTCCTCCTATATTTGTATACTTCTACTGTCTATGTGTGTGAAATCCTTTACGGGTAAGTTTAGTTACATCTTTTTGTAATATCTGAACTAAAATAGGGCAAAAAAGACTCATTTTGCCCTATAAAGTAGGTATATTATTCAGAGTCTGCTACTACGTCAGTTAAAGGTGTATTAGTACCTTTATACTCACGTTTTTCTTTCTTTGGAGCAAGAGCGCCGTAAAGTTCTGCTTGGATCATTAGACGTTTTTGTTCTCCACGAAAGTGCGGATCAATCATACGGCTTGTTGCCAATGAACGTTTTGTTGCTTTGGTCATTCTATAGTTTGCTGTTGGTTTTAGCATAATATTTCCTTATTTGTATATTGTATTATCTCTCGTTGCGATTGTCAAATGGTGTCTTGGTTTTATCATCCCACCAATATAAACTTCTATGTGGAGTACTTATAGGTGTTGAATTGCTTGAGTAATAAAACAGGCGCAGGTTTTCACGCTGACGATCAGTTGGGCATTCTAATGGCTCGGGATAGCCATGTATAAGACGCTCGTCATAGTCCCATATGATAAGTCTGTTGGGCATGGGATATGTTTTAACCATGCACTCCCTACGTTCAAAGTCCCAAAACTCTAATGCACCATTCCATGCTTCTTCCCATTCGGGGTTTAGGTACAGGATAGCACTACAACTTCTATTTAGATGCAGTTGCTCGTTCCAATTGAAGTCTGTATGCAGATTAAGGAAGTGTCCTGTGTTGCAAGTTGACAGTCCTGCACCTACCAGCTTAGGATCGCTAATGATCCTATCTTTGCCAGTTAGAGCTTCTAGCCAATTTAGGAACACACCACTATTAAAGCAATGGGTAAGAGTTTGAATTATAGGAGCATGTGAGAATATCTTGCACTCACGCATTAGACTACCGTTGCGTGTAAACTTGGTCCATTGATAATCTGGTATTTGTGCTATTTCAGACTGTGCTTGTTCAAGTATATCATTAGGTAGGAAATCGTCTATTACCAAATAAGGTACTGGCAACTTATGTTTGTAGTCTATATGATATTCTTGGGGATTGTACTTTAAGTGTAAATCGTTAAAGTACTCGTATATTTTGGACTGGCTCATACTTGACTATTTAAAGCTCAGAATGTACAATAGACAGTAATAGTGATACTTAAATAAAATCATGCAAACACAAATCGATCACACAACAAACCCAAATTTTAACACAGAATCCATACCGTCCGAACAGATTTTCAAAATCTCAGGCACCCCCCTGGAAGTAATTCAAGCCCTTGCCTATGTGAAAGCATTAGGTGGTGGACATGTTCGGATTGGTATGGGCTTATTGTCAGCCAAGCATCAATACTATCTTGGCCACCCAGCACCCCCAGACATGTCTGGTCGATTGAACGCAGAAGATTTGGAAATCATCCAGAGCCTAGCCCAAAATTGCAGTTATATTCGTAGCATCGAACCTTGGTCTGGTGAGATTGTAGATTGGGACCTAGACAAGGTTGACTATACAGTAGATATGGACAATCGCTTTAATCGTCACCCTATGGATCGCTTTGGCAAAGTCTGTAATGTACATTGGAGTCAATGGAACATGATCAAAATGAAAAGCTGGCTAGACATTCCTGCTAACGTAGGTCGTCCAATGGGCAAGGGTATTGTTGTAACAGGCACAGGTTGGGAAGCTCGAGATGTATATCAAACATGGGCTCAACAAGGTCTAGGCAACATGAGCACGTATTTGGGCTCAGAAGCAGAATACAAAGAGTGGGTAGCAGTAACGGGTATCAAAATGACCCGTCAGGGCTATAAGCACGTAGCAGAATTAGCACAGTGGATTAGCGGTGCTCAACAAATCATCTGTACTCCAGGTTGGGGTGCGGCCATAGCGCAAGCTATTAACCAACGCTATCTAGTGCAAAGCCTACCAGGTGTTGAACTATGGCGTAACCCTTGGGTATTGGGCGAACGTGGAAACAACGGACCATTCTAAACAACAAGCACTCCTAGCAGAAGCTAGGGCAGTATTAACACAACTCCAGGCAGTACGCAAACGCATAGGCTCTAGCTCTGAATACTATGAGCTGGCCTACCCTGACATGTGGGTTATCTACAACACCCTAAGTGGTAAACAAGCTGAGAAGTATATCGAGGGTTGGGTAGCCCATCTTCTCAAAGGGAACAAACTACAGTCACAGGATATACCCGAAGATGAACGTGGGCATGACTATGGCGACATTTGGGTCGGGCCTAACAAGACTCTAGGCTACAATAACGCAGAGCTCAAAGTTATTCTGCGTGATGGGGGTAGTATTGGGGGCAAGCAGTTCCGTTTCTATGAGAATGTGCCCTACTATCTATTCTTTAAGGCGTGGAGCCCAGAACGTTATGAACTGTTTATGCTTACAGCCAGACAGTTAGTAGACGAAATCAAATACAGGGGGCATGCTTACCCAAAACTTCGTGCATATGGTGCGAGCCAGGGTACGGGTTGGATGACACGCACTACACCCTTGCAGGAAAAACTAGATCGTTTGGACATGAACTTGTTGGGTAAGAACCGCGATCTTATCACCTGGGAATTCAATGCCCAAACTGAAACAGAGTACTATGAGCGTTTCCAAAAGCTCTACTCAGTTAGCCCGGAACAAGCCCTAGAAAGAATTTACCAAAAAGCATTGACATAAAACCACTTAGGCTGTATAATATATACATATTAACACTACAGCAAAGGCAACTTTATGGCATTCAATCTCAAGTACGAACAAGTGGTACGGGTACCCAATCCAATGTCCACTATTAACCCGCTTAAACGCAAAACAGGCAAAACAGTCAGTCTACAAGATCGTGTAGACAAGTTGAACAAGAGTTCTGCTTGGAAAAGGACTGTTAAGAAATGGATCACTGAACAAAAACAAGTCGATCTCGATCGCATGCCCAAATTCAGTATGGAAAAGCTGGGCGTATTAGATATTGAAGAGCTTATCCAGCGTGATCTAGATGACAAACATTGTGCCAACAAGATCGGCGATGTAGACCTATTTGACCCTGCACTCTTACAGCCCGTTATCTGTATTAAAACCAGCAAGGGCAAGTTTATCAGTATCGATGCACAGCACACGGCGGCCACCCTTGCAGGTCTAATTGATGCAGGATTTATGCCCGGAGTTACAGATTGGCGCGAATTCGAGTATGCATTTTGGTACATCGAAACAGACAACTTGGCCTATGCTCGCAAGGCCTTTGGTATCCTCAATGGTAAAGGTAAGAAAAAGCAAAGCCAATATCAACAACTGCGTACCAGTGTATATGTTGTTCGAATTGACAAAGACCGCACTGATCCTGAGGATGTAGAAACAGAGCGTATGGTATCTATTGCTGAAAAGCACAACTGCTTCCCTGTAGAAGAAGATAGCGACCTACTCAAACATCCAGGTACGTTTTCGAACGTTAGCATCTTTAAGACTCTAACTCCTACAGAGCTAGACGTAGCCTGTGAGTGGCACAACCAATACTTTCATTACGAGGGCATTCACGTTAACCTATTCTTTATCTATAAGGATCTCTGTCGCGAGTTTGGTGCGGCCAAGATGCCTATCTCAGACAAGTTTAAAGAAGAACTGGCCGCATTGATCCAAAGCCTATTTGGTAATCTAGCACAGTTTGCCGAAAGCTGTAAGGAAGCCTACAGACTGCATCATATTGCTCGCCATAACTATCAAGGTAATTGGCGTGATGAGGCCTATGCTTGTGCCCTAGTGCAACTGTACCAAAAGTTTGGGGGTAAGGAAAAGATTGCACCCAGCTTGTTAGATCGCTATGATGACCTAGTCGAGTTCTTTGACGAAGATATTATAAGTCTAGCATGAGCTACTACCTGTATCTAGTGACCAGTGTCGGAGGCAGGGCTGGGTTTGGTATTGCTGAAGACTATAGAGAGCGTAACAAACACTATGCCAGCCACTCGGGTGACATAGTCAAGTTCAGCTATATCTATACGGGCATACGTGCCAAAGCCAAAGCCCTAGAGCGTACTATCAAACGTCAGTACGTGGACAATATCTGGATGGTAGATGACTGGAAGACCGAA